CGCGTTGGCATTCCGAGGGCTCGCGCGGCGACTCGCGCCGCGCGTCATTCCAGATATGGGAGGCCACGATGCTTTCTGAGCTCGACCGACTGGACTGCGGGGTGCCGGTATGACCCTCCCCCGCCGTCGCCCCCTGGCCCGCGGCTCCTTCGCCGTCCATGTCGGCCGCGTCGAAGACGTCGCCCGGACTCTCAAGGGCCCGTTAGACGCGGTTCTGTGCGATCCCCCCTATGGCCTGAGCTTCATGGGCAAGGCGTGGGATCGCGGCGTACCGGGCGAAGCGATCTGGCGGGACGTTTCGGCCCTGCTGCGCCCCGGCGCTTTCGTCGCGGCGTTTGGGGGCACGCGGACTTTCCACCGGCTCGCGTGCGCGATCGAGGACGCGGGCTTCGAGATCCGCGACTGCCTAAGTTGGCTCTACGGCTCGGGGTTCCCGAAGTCGCTCAACGTGGCCCTCGCGGTCGATCGACTTGCCGAGCCCAGCCCGGAGCCGACCAACCTCGAGCGCCGCTTCTGCCGCTGGGTCGTCGAGGAGTCGGGGCTCACGCCGGGCGACTTCGGCACCGACCGATTCCACGAGTGCCGCGTCGAGGTGGTGAACACGGCCACGGCCGACGCGCCGCGGTGGGGCCGCCGGTCGCTGGTGCCTACGCACGGCGCCTGGCTCAAGGTGCGCGAGCGCGTCCAGGGCCCTGTGCCCGCGTGGGTCGAGGAGTGCGTGAAGCCCGAGCCGCGACAGGAGCTCGAGGGCCCGTTGCAGTTCAGGCGCTCGGCCGACATCCGAGTACTCGACCCCGGCCCCTGGTCGGGCTACGGCACGGGGCTCAAGCCGGCCTGGGAGCCGTGCGTGCTGGCGATGAAGCCGCTGGACGGGACGTTCGCGGCGAACGCCGTCGAGCATGGCGTCGCGGGGCTGAACGTGGACGGGGGGCGCCTCGACACTGGATCGACCGTCACCCGGCATACGCGCTGCGAAGGCGCCGGCGGCACCTGGGAGGGCAACCGGAGCACGGGCGAACAATCGGTCAACGCCGGCCGCTGGCCCGCGAACGTCGCGCTGGACGAGGACGCGGCGGCGATGCTGGACGAGCAGAGCGGGGTAACGAAAAGCCCAGCGGGCGAAATCACCCAAGGCGGCGACCACTTCTCGATTCAAAGCTCGGAACGCTCCAGGGGCACGAAGTTTCAGGGGCACGGCGACTCCGGCGGCGCCTCGCGCTTTTTCTACGTCGCCAAGGTCGCCACCGCCGAGCGGAACGCAGGGATGGCGCCGGGGGACCCGTGCCGCCACCCGACGCTCAAGCCCGTGAAGCTGGCCGAGTGGATCGCGAAGCTGCTCCTGCCCCCGCCGCGGGAGGACGGCGCGCCCCGCCGCCTGCTCGTCCCCTTCTCGGGGGCGGGCTCCGAGGTCGCCGGCGCCCTGCGCGCGGGCTGGGACGAGGTCGTGGGGATCGAGCAAAGCGCCGAGTACGCAGCCTGGGCCGAGCGGCGCGTGCCGGCGCTGGTGTCGATGGACTTCGACGCACCGCGGCCGAGCGCGCAAGCCGACCAGCCCGGCCAGGCTGGTCTATTCGATGACGTTGAGCGATGAGCCCTATTCGAGCCGAGGAGCGCGACCGCTACCCCATGAATTGGCCCGCGATCAGTGTGCCAGCAGTGCCACCTCGCGTACGACCGCGAGCATCACAAGGCCACGCGAGCCCGGAGGAAGGCATGGCCCTCCCCCGCAGTCGCCCCCTGGCCCGCGGCAAGGGGCTGGAGAGGACGGGGAAGCTCAAGCGGCGGCGCAGGCTGGCTCGGATCGGTCGGCGTCGACGCTCGGACTTCTCTGAGATCCAAGCCTTCCGCATGGGCGTCCTCGACCGCGCCAACGGCCGCTGCGAGCGCTGTGGTCAGCCGTGCGCTCCGAGGGATCTGGAAGCGCACCACCTGCTCCCCCGGGCCCGTGGCGGATCCCACGATCCGCAGACCAACGGCGCGGCGCTCTGCCGGCCGTGTCACCGATCCGTCCATGACCATTCCGCTCCGGACTGGAGCCGGTGGCTGAGGAGCCGAAAAGCAGCATGACCCAACGAGTCCTCATCGTAGGCATCGACCCCGGCCGCAAGGGTGGCGTGGTCGCCATCAACGAGCGGTCCGAGCTGGTGTTCGCCGAGCGGATGCCCTGGCTCAACTCCAGACCCCCCAAGCTGGACCTCGAGGAGTTAGACTCCTGGATCGTCCTCCGCGCCGAAGGTCGCCACATCCACCTGGCGCTTGAGCGGACTGCCCCGGTCTCCAAGGGCGCGAACGCGACCCGATCCCTGGCGGAACAGCGGGGCGCTCTGCTGGCCTGGGCGGAGCGCGAACGCTACGCGGTCGAGCTGATCGGACCCCAGGCCTGGTCCAAGGAGATGCTCGAAGGGCTCGGCTACAAGGGCCACGAGCAGAAGAAGCGCGCGGCGATCGGGAGGGTCCGGGAGCTGTGGCCGGATCTGCGGATGCCGACCAAGGCGGACCAGGAGGCGTTCTCGGACGCCGCGCTCATCGCGGAGTACGGGCGGCGCCGATGGATGGGTCGGACGCTGGTGGCTCGGGAGGGCGCGGCGTGAAGCGCCTGGAGCCGTCCCCTGCGCGTCGCCGGCAGCTCTGGCGAGACGCGCTCGAGGAGCTGCGAACCGAGTGGCCAGCCCCCTACCCGGTCCGGGTCCAGCGTCGGCAGCTCAGGGACTCCTGGGGGACCTGTCAGCTGCTGGAGAAGCCCAAGCGCTTCGTCATCACCATCGACCCGCGCGCGCAGTTCAGCTTCCAGCTGATGATCCTGGCCCACGAGTGGGCGCACGCGCTGGACTGGGAGAGCACCCAGGAGCACGGGACGGACCACGGGGACACCTGGGGGCTGTGGCAGGCGCGGGCGTACAGGGCGATCTCGAGCGACTGAGGCCTACTCCATCGGCCTTGAGGTCCCCTCCTCCACCCCCGCCAGAACCTCCCAGCACGCCCGCTGGAAGGCTTCGACGTTCTCCAGTCCCACGGAGCCCGCCAGATCGTCGAGCGCCCTGGAGGCCTGCCGCATCGCGCGCACGCGCCGCATGGCGTCGATGGCCCCGAACAAAGCCTCCAGCAGCACGTTCGCGTCCGCCTGGCTGACCGCGTGCCCCTTGCCCATCAGGTGGCTGACCATGGCGGCCTTGCCGCGGCCGGCGCCGATGGTGTCGCCGCAGATCGGGCACCGGATCGTGGCCTGGCGGTGGATCAGGCGGCCGAGGGTGTCTTTCGCGTCGGATCGGGGAGCGTCGGAAGGTGCCATGGGGGGCGAAGTTACGGCCGACAGTCCGCCGAGGGCCCCAGCCTCCCCAGGTTTCTCGGAGTTTGGCTGCACATTCCGGCGGAGTATCTCCGTAAAGTCCGATACGGAAGTGGGGCAGAAAGCCCCGCTAGGCCCCTTCCAGGACCAAGCCATGCAAACCACCGAACGGACTGTCACCCACTCGGGCGGGCTCGCGAGCCTCGCCGACCGGCTCTCCAAGCCGGGATCCCTGCTGACCCCTGTGCGGGTCCAGCGCTTCACCCCGGGCGTCCCGCGCTCCGGGATGTCGGCCGCAGCCCCGGTCGATCTGCCGATCGGGACGACCCGCGAGGAGGCCGAGGAGCTCGGCGTCCCGATGGAGCGGCCCTCGGACGACCTGCACCCGGGCAACTGGGTCTGGGACGCCTGGGGGCGCGCGGCGGAGGCGTTCGAGGACTCGGAGTTCATGCGCCCGCTGGTCGTGGCGCACCTGCGGGCCGCGGCTGAGTTCGGTCCCGCCGACGCCCGCCTGGTCCAGCTCTACTGGATGAGCAGCCGGTGGGCGGACCTGTGTGAGGCGACCGACTGCGAGAGCCTCGTGGCGCTGGCGCGCGAGGCGATGGGGTTCTGGTCGGACGACGACCTGGCTTACGCGGTGGACCAGCAGTTCCAGGCCCACCGCCTCCGCACCCCGGGCCGCCCGCTCGAAGCTGTGCGCGCCGCTGACGTGTTTCCGGCGGACGAGATCATGCGCGCCGCGGCGATCCCGGCTGCCGGCGCTGCCGCTCTGGACTCCGCGCGGGTGTTCCTGCAGGGGCGGAACCGGATGGGGGTGGTCGCTTGAAGATCCGATGCAAGCAATGCGGCTGGATCGGCTCGATCGGCCACACCGCCGAGTGCCAGGGGTGCGGCAGCCGCTACATCACGCCGCTGTTCCGTCGACTGCTGCGGAGGGTGATCCGATGAGCGCCCTCGGTTCGATCATCGCCACGCGCGGGACCGTCCGCCTGTGGTGCTCCTCCCCCACCTGCCGCCACGAGTGGGAGGCTGAGACCGTCTCCCAGTACGGTGAGAGCTTCTTGGCTGACGCTGGCGGCGAGTGCACGCGATGCGGCTCGATTGGTACGGCTGAGGAGCCGGACTTCTACTGCAAGGAGTGCGATCGGGACACGGCGAAGTGCGAGCACGTTCACGGCTCCTGCTGGGTCTGTGGGGAGGCCATCCAATGACCCGCCCCACCCCCCACGTCTGCACCACCGAAGCGGAGTGGCACGCCGCCCGCTGGGAAGGGATCGGAGCCTCCGAGGCCGCCGACCTGATCGAGAAGCCCTACAGCCTGTGGGCCGAGAAGGTCGGTCTGGTCGAGCGCAAGCAGCCTAACAACGTCGACCGGCTCGAGGAGGGCCACCTGGCGGAGCCCATGATCGCCGAGCTGGTCAAGCGCCGGTGCGGCGTGAAGCGGATCCGCCGGTCCTGGGAAGTTCTGGGCCTCGACTCCGAGCCGCATGACGTCGTGTTCTCGGACGCCGAGCACGACTGGCTGCGCGCCACGCCGGACTACTTCATTCAGGCCGAAGATGGCTCTAGCGCCGTCTGCGAGATGAAGTTCTGGGATGCCTTCTCCCGCGAGCTCTGGGTCAACGGCCCCCCGCTCGGGGTGTTCCTCCAGGTGCAGCAGCAGATGGAAGTGCTCCAGGTGCCGCGCGCGCTGATCGCCCCCTACTTCGGCGTCGGACGGTTCGAGCCGATCTGGGTGGACCGTGAACCGAAGTGGACAGCGCTCCTGCGCCAGCGAGGCTCGGACCTGTGGGCCCGCGTGGCCGCCGGCCGCCGTGCGCTCGAGGCTGGCGAGGACCCCCATCAGTTCGCACCCGAGGCGGTCTCCAGGCTCGACCTGGACGCTCTCAAGCGCTTCAAGCCGCGCGAAGACACGGAGGTCGAGATCCCCCAGGAGCTTGCCGAGCGCTTCGCTGCCGCGCACCGAGCAAGGAAGGAGGCGGACGACGCCTACAGCGACGTTCAGGCCGAGCTTCGCAAGCGGATGGTCGAGGCCAGCGCAACAGTCGCCACGCACTCGGACGAGAAGCTGGCGACGCTCAAAACGAACGCTCGCGGGACGGTCACGTTCCGGCCCGCGATCTAACTCCAGGACTCATGCAAACCGAAACCATGCAGACCCAAGAAGCCCCGCCCAACGGGGATCCCACCCAGGCGTTGATCGCCAAGTTCGGCTACTTGATCGGGCTCGACCCAAGCCGCGCCCAAGCCGTGCTGATGTCGACCATCATGCCGAGCGGGACGAGCAAGGCCGATGTGGCCGCGTTCCTCGCGGTGGTGACCCAGTACAAGCTGAACCCGCTGCGGAAGGAGATCTACGCCTTCCCCTCCAAGGGGGGCGGCGTCCAGCCGATCGTCGGCATCGACGGGTGGCTGAAGATGGCGAACGACCACCAAGCCTTCGACGGTATGGAGGAGGCCTACGAGCACGACGCCGAGGGCAACGTCCTGGCGATCACGGTCAAGGTTTACCGCAAGGACCGCAGCCGGCCGATCACCGCTACGGAATGGATGTCCGAGTGCAAGCGGAACACCGACCCTTGGCGCACTTGGCCGAACCGGATGCTCCTGCACAAGGCGACCATCCAGGCCCTGCGCCGCGCCTTCAACTTCTCGGGGATCATGGACCCCGACGAGGCCGAACGCTTGGAGGAGACCCAAGCGCGGACCGTGGACGCGAAGGCCACGGCGAAGGCCCCCGCGGAGCACGCGGCCGAGCAGCTCGGGTTGGGCGACGGAGGCGACGACGGCGAGCCGGTCTTCGACGTTGACGGCGACCGAAGCGCGGCGGACTGGTTCGGGGACGACCCGTTCCAGGGTGGAGACCCGGAGGCGGCGCAATGAGTGGCACGATCGAACTGGAGGGCATCGGCGCCGTGGACCACCTGGCTATTCCGATTCCCGAGCGGGGCGGCGTCGTCGTTCTCAAGGGCGGCAACGGCTCGGGTAAGTCCACCGCGCTGCGCGCGACCGAACGGATGCTGACCGGCAAGGGGGGACTCGAACCGGCGGACGGCCGGAAGAAGGGCACCGCGACAGGCTTGGGCGTCCAGCTCACGGTCGGGCGCTCGGTCCGCTCTAAGGGCGAGCTGACAGTACTCGGCGTCTCGGGCACCGACCCGGCGGCGTTCGTGGACCCGGGGATCAAGAGCTCCGAGGCGGCCAACGCGGCGCGACTCAAGGCGCTCTGCCGATTGGCTCGCGTGGAAGTCACTCCCGAGACCTTCGGTGCCGCGGCCGAGGCTGCCGGCATCGACCTGGGACGCGAGCTGGACGGGGCGGACTTGTCGGACCCTGCGGCCGTCGCCGGACGGCTCCAGCGCGCCGCGTTCGCTCGCGCCCGAGACCTCGAGGGTCGGGCGGCGTCCGAGCACGCGGAGGCTCAGGGCGCGCTCCAGGCGCTTGAGGGCGCGTCCGTCGCCGAAGATGGTCAGACCGTCGCGGACCTGGCATCGAGCCGGGAGGAGCGAGCGCAGCGCGTGCAGGAGCTGAAGGCGCAGCGACAAGCCTCGGCTGAGCGCGCCAAGCTCGTGGCCGAGCGCCGGCAGCAGATCGAGCAGCTCGAAGCCCGCCTGGAAAGGATGAAGGTGTGGCTTCAGAGCGACGAAGCCCAGCCGCTGGAGGCTCCGACCGAGGAACAGATCGAGACCGCGATCGGCGAGGTCGCCAAGGCTGACGACGCCCTGGCTCAGGCGGAGCAAGCGATCGCCAACCGGGAGCGCCGAGCGTCTGCGCTCGAGCGGCTGGACAAGGCCAAGGCTATGCAGGCGGAGGCCGAGCGGCGACGTGAGGCCGCGGGCACGTTCGACGCGGCGCTTATGGACGCCCTCGGGGCGGCCTTGCCGCCGGCGCTGCGGATCGCCGACGGCCAACTCCAGGCCATCACCGACCGCGGACCGATCGACTTCGAGCAGTTGTCTCAGGGCGAGCGCTGGAGTCTGGCGCTGGGCATCGCCATCGCGGCATCCGGCGGAGCGACCTTGATGGCGGTTCCGCAGGAAGCCTGGGAAGGGCTCGACCCGGACAACCGGGCGGCGCTGACCAAGGCCGCGCAGGCCAAGGGGGTCGTGATCTTGACGGCCGAGGCGGACAGCGGGCCGTTGCGGTCTGAGGTCTTTGGGGCATCCGGCTCGTCAGCCACCCAACGGGAGGACTAGACTCCGTGCGTCTTGCTTCGGTTTGCAGCCGCCTAGCCGGTCCGAATCAGGTCCTGGAACGGGCGTCGTCGCTAGGGGCGGCGTCCACTCATCGAGCAGGGACCGACGGAAGGATCCGTTGTCGGTCCGGGGGAAGGACCGCGCCGAGTGGGAGACGCGCGCGGTCGCAAGTTCGCGGCGCGCTGCCCCGTCGTATCGGGTCCGAGGGCAGCACTTCAAACAGTCAGGGAGCCGAGCGTTTGCCGTCGTGCGTGCTCCCCGGCCCCACGTTTCGAGTGCTTGCGTGGGAGTTCTGCTACGCCATCCGCCGGCATGGTGAATCGACGGCAGCCGGCACATTCGACCGAGGGGGCGAGCGTGAGCTGTCGTGCGCGCCCTTCGGCTTCCCGCGGGTCGGTTCCTCGTGGGACGTTCCTGACGCCGTCCGCCGGCGCGGCGCAACGACAGCAGCCGGCACATCCAACCCTTGACGACGCGACCTGCAACGATCCAGCGGGCTCTCTGCACCGTCGAGGGCTGCGACCGCTACCGCCACGCGCGGAAGCTCTGCCAGATGCACTACATGCGCTGGCGGCGCGGAGGCGGGCGCCCAGAGCGTGTTGGAGGTCCGGCGATCCGCACCAAGGCCGTCAGCCTCAGCGCGGAGCACCAGACCCCAGAGCGGATCCGCCAGCTCTCCCGCTGGGTCTGCCACCTGGGCGAGCGCTTCTTCGCCAAGTCGAGCACCCGCGGTCGCGTGCTGCTGGTCAGCCGCTACGGGCTCCTGGAGATCGGACGCCCGACCCTCCAATCCATGCGCCAGCGCGGCTTCGTCGAGGTCACCAAGACCGACGTGCGCCCCGGCGTCAACCAGATCGAACTCACCCCAGCCGGGCGTAACGCCCTACCGAACTTCGCCCCCACCCCCGTCGACCCCATGGACACCAAGTTCCACTGCCTGTCGGACGTGCTCTGCGCCGGCGCCCCGCCCGACCCGAAGAAGGTCGACCGCTACTTCGCCAACGGCTACGTGAAGCCCCGGGGCGCGTCACGGGACCCGATCTCGGACGGCTTCCTGGGGACGCTGTTCCTGCGCGTCGGCGACGAGTGGCGCGAGGTCGCTGCGCTCCAGGAGGTCGGAGACGAGATGCTCTGGCACATCGACGGCGCGGACGGCGAGCCGGAGGCGATGCACGCGGATCAGGTGGTCGAGCGGTATTTGGGGATGAAGGAGCTGGCCGAGTGAGTTCCGGCCCCGCCCAGGCGCACCTGTCCAAGGCGCTGGCCCACGTCCTGACGCACGAGACGGCCGAGGCGATCCACGCCACCAGCGCCGCCCTCGACGCGCTGTACGACGAGCTGGGCGCCCCGCTCGAGTTCGACTTCCAAGCCCCCTACCAGGGCGAGGTCCCCAGGGAGCACCTGCTGCTCCGACTTCCTCCGACGAGCCAAGACGTGCCCGAGCTCGGCGAGCGCCTGTCGGTCCCCGTGATCGACGGAGGCGAGTTGCAGCGCCTGACCGCCGTGGTGGCGGCCATGCAGGAGCGCGAGGTCAGCGGCGTGAAGGTGCTGCTCGTCGCGCTGGAGCCTGATCGAGAAAGCGAACCCGAACCCCAGAGCGGCGTGGCCGCCGTGAACTGACCATGGACGCCTTGACCTTGCCTGAACCCCTCCAGACCACCATCGAGCCCCAAGACGGCCCGATGTTGCTGCGAACCGTCGTCCCTGTCCCGAAGGGCGCCCCGCCCAACTTGGCGTTTGAGCGTGGCGGCAAGGTCGTCACGACTTCGGCGGTGCCTTGCCGGTTCGACGGTGAGGGGAACCCACTGGCGTACAAGCTGACCGCGGCGAGCCCGGCGGGGTCGATCGAGGATGAAGTCCGGGTGGTGGCGGCTGGGCACCTGCCGCCGGCGAACGTGAAGGTCCACCCGCAGACCTGGGATCTGGTGAAGGGGGGCGGGATCGAGTTGACCTACGACGTGCAGGACGCCGGCGCATCTGTGGAGCACACCCACAACCTGCTGGCCCCGACCGAAGAGTTCGCCGAGGTCGCGCACCAGGTGTCCACCGACTACACCTGGGGCCGCATCGGCCGCGAGGTCAGCCGAGAGATGGTCCGGGGCCTCGGCTGCCGCGCTTGGCTGGCGGCCTACACGGACCTCCCGATCGTCGAGCTGTCGCTGGTGATCTCCAACGGGGCACCGGGGGCGGTGACGGAGGACTTCGGCGATCTGGCGCTCAAGCTGCCCGAAGGCTGGACCGCCGCCCTTGCGCTGAACACGCCGCAGATCAGCGTGGTCGGGAACGTGATCGACCTGGTCTCCGACACGAGCCTGCCGGAGTCGACCACCCTCCCCCAGCTCCACGAGATCCACCTCCGCGCCATCATCTGCCCGATCGACTGGCTGGAGGCCGCCCAGGCCATCGCTCGAGGCGTCGGCTGGGGCGTGGCGCACGGACCCTGGAGCTACTTCTCGGAGCAGACGCCCTGGTACACGGCGCATGGGATGCGGTTGCCGAGCGCGGATGAGCTGCCGACGAGCCTCGACCCGGCCTTCATCGTCCAGACTCGCTGGGCCGATCGGGCTGCGGCGCTCGCTGGGGGCATCAAGGCGGACGAGACCAGCCCCGGCCCCCTCGGCTTCGGCGCCCCGCTTGGCGGACCTGACGGCGGCTTCGGCGGCGGCGAAGGGCTCCACGTCATCCCGTACCCCGAGTGCGCGATCGCCGGAACGCGCAAGGGCCTCCAGTACCTCCGCGCCGAGCTCTACGGCCAGCTCTCCCGCGGCACCGGGCACCTCTACGACGTGGGCGGTCTGCCGATGGACCTGGACGCCTACGCGGACGAGCACGACGGGCACCTATTCAACTACCACCTGCCCCGCCGTGGACCGTTGGGCCACGAGTGCTTCCCCCCCGGCTACGACAAGAAGAACGACCCGCTGGGCTTCAAGGCCTCGGAACCGGACCCCCCGGACTCCAAGCTCCACGGCTACGGCTGCGTAGACGAGCAGCACGGGACGCGCTTGGTCTCGTCGGCGGTCGCCCTGGCGGCGCTGGACGCGGATCCGATCGCGATGCACACGCTGCAAGCGAGGGCTGTGGCGGTCCGGGCGAGTCAGTGGGATGGCAAGGGGGGGCAGTACGCGGCGGAGTTGACGTACCTGACGAACCTGGCGATCGAAAACCACGGCGAGGGCGGGCCGGTCAACCGCCGGGAGGCCTGGAACCTATGGACTCTTGCTGAGGCCCAGGCGCGCGGCCTTGGGGACTTCGATCAGTGGTGTGGAAAGCTCGGGACCGTGTTGAGCCTCCTGATGACTTCGGACGGCCAGTTCGGGCGAAAGCACACCGGCAGCCCCGCCAAGGAAGTCTCGCCTGAGGGAGCATCGAAGCTGCGAGGCATCAACAGCCCGTGGGGTGACGCTCTGATTGGGTGCGCGCTCCGTGCGAGCGAGGCTTCCCGCTATGACGTGCCGGCCGAGGCGACCGATCGGCTTGAGTACTCCCTCCGAGCCCAACTCTGGGCCTGGCCCGTCGGCTACAACGCCCCGCTCTACCGCCTCGCCATCGCCGACGAGAACCAGCAGCTCTACGACTCCCTGGGCGACGTCCCCGAAGACGGGATCGTCCGAAAGAAGAACGGCGACCTCCGCACAGACGACTTCTACCTGCCGGCGCTCCTCGCCATGGCAGTCCAGACCGGCATCGAGACATCGGACTTCGAGACCCTCCAGCTCGCCGCCCGCATCGCCCTGAAGCTCACCGGAGACGGGGACCTCATGCGCTACATCGAGCAGCGCGGGGTGGATCACCTTCGGATGACGGCCTACTTGGTGCCGTTGGCGAAGATCGCGCCCCCCGGGCTAATTCAGCAGTTGGGGAAGGAGGGGAAGGTTGCGGAGCCTGTGAAGGTGGGAGGGGAGGTTTGAAGCCCCGCCCCTCCACCCTCCTCGTCTACACCCTCGCCCTAGCTCTGCTGGTCTGGGGGTGGGCGTGAACCCGGTCATAGTCCTGGCCACGGCCTGCCTTAGCGGCCTCGTCGGGTTCGCTCTCGGGGTGACCGCTTCGCGTGGCGCCCAGCGCGAGCGCGAGCGCATCAGGCCCGAGCGGTCTGGCGATCCTCTGATCGACTGGCACCCCCTCGGAGAGGAGGAGGCGTCGGATGGGTGATTTTGGAAAGCTGACCTGGGGCGCGGGGCCCGTCGACCTCAACGACACCATCCGTCCGGTCCCGATCGAGCCCGACTACCTGCTCACCAGCGAGCGCAGTCACCGCCGCCTCACCCGCGACGAAGCCCGCGGCTACTGCGCCCCCTGGCCGCCGTGGAGGCCCCCCAAACGTCTCCGATCCGCAAAGGGTCTCATGCGTGCCGGCATGGCCGCGCGGATGGCACGCGAGATCGAGGCGCACCTGCGGCAGCCTGGCGCCGTCCGTCGGCGCGAGCTGGTGGTCTTCGGCTACGACGCATACTGCCAGCGCTCCGCCTCCATCCACGGCCCAGACCCTTCGACCGCCATCGACCCCGAGGGCACGTATCTCGTGGCGGCCCATGCCCGAGCCCGTCGAGGAGGTGAGGTCCAAGAGGCCCGCTCGAGCTTGCGTCCACTCCAGGTCGAGCCCGGCACCCGCCCCACCGAGGAGCAGATCGGGGAGCGCATCCCATTGGTCGCGTTGGACCTTGCCCAGGTCTTCGCCGGCAGCGCGATCCGCCCTGGTGGCTGGGAGTTCTTTCCGACCGAGCCTGAAAGGTCGTTCCAGATCGAGGCTCCAGGCTGGAGGCAGACCGTATGGCGCAGCTGACGGACCTCCCCACTGGCATCCAACTCGGCCTCATCGCCGCCCCCCTCCTCGCGTTCGGCGCCGGCTGGGTCTGGGGGGAACTCTGCGGTTGGCGCGCGTCCTACCGCGCGATCGGCCCCCGCCCGCTGTTCTGGGCCTGCCCGCACTGCGGACACGCCAGACCGCTCTTCAGATGCGACCCCAAGCCTTCGGAGGCTTCCGCCAATGGCGACGCTACGTGAGTTCCTGACCGAATCTGGATTTGACTTCGCGGGTGGTCGCTTGATCGTCAGGCGAGACCGGGCCACCGGCCGGTACATCGAGGGCGATTACCACACACAAGCCGAGGACGGAGTCGAAGTCTCGATGGACGACCCGATTTTGGATGCTGAGTTCGATTCGGGATTTGGGGATGCGGAATGCCCGGCCTACGTCGCCGAGGACTCGAAGGCGCTTCACTTCCCCTACACATACGACGGCGCAACGGGCCCCACGAAGGTTCTGAAGGACCTGTCGCTGTATTTGCTACCCGAGAACAAGACCCCCTATCCCGGAGGCTGACCAGTGAACCGACGCCAACTCCTAACTCGCGCTTTAGGCGCCGTGGACTCGCTCTCGCTGTACGGGCCGGCGGCGGTTGCGCTCAAGCCTCGGCGATCCGCTCCGTTCGCCGGGCGCCGCAGTGACATTGTCCTGATCGACGAGGCCGATCCATGCGCCAGCGCCTCGCTGGAGAGACTGCTTGGCCTGCTGGAGGAATACTCGTCGCAAGACTGGCTGGAGGCTGAGTTCAGGCTCTTTCAGTCCTACCACCAGTGGGCCGCCGGGCAGCCGGAGAGCCAGCTGTGACCGACCCCCAGCCCAGCACCCAGCCGACGCGCCTCCCCGGCGTCCCAGCACCCAAGCAGCTCCTGCGAGGGCGACTGGTCAAGGAGCGGCCGGTGCCTGACTACCGCGCCCTGGCGGCCTTCATGGGCTGGTTCATCAGCCGCGACAGCACCTTCGCCGCCGCGCTCGCTCAGATCAGCCAGGAGCGCAGGCCGTGACCCCCTCCCCTGCCCGCACCTGGATCCCCATCCACCCCCACACCGGGGGAGCGTCGAACCGCGCCCGCAGGCTGGCCGCCCAGCTCGAGGCCCGCGGCGGAGCGCTCTACCGCAAGAACACCTCCACCCCTGGCGCCGCGTGGGCGATCCGCGCGCCTGGGATGATCGACACCGTCGCCCAGACCTTGCGGGAGGTTGAGGGGCTCCTGTTGACCACCAAAAAACCATGCCCGTCGCACACAAGCCCGACGACGAGACCAAGGACGTGGTCCGCGGCCTAGCGCGCTCCGGCGTCCCCCACGTCGAGATCGCCAAGGCCCTGGAGATCACCAAGCCGACGCTCTACAAGCACTACTCCCAGATCCTGAAGCTGGGCGCGAAGTGGGCGGACGCCAAGGTCGTGAACGGCCTGTTTCACAACGCCACGGTCGAGGGCAACGTCACCGCCCAGATATTCTGGCTGAAGGCCCGCTGCGGCTGGCGCGACCGCGACCCGGTCCAGACCCACATCCACGCCGGCGCCGAGTCAGCCGAGGGTAAGACGCTCATGTCCGCGCTCAAGGCCGCCAAGGAGTACAAGCCGGACGAGCAGGACGAGGAGTTCTTGCGGGCCCTGGAGAAGCGCGGCTCGGGAGATCCGGCCCGGAACTGACCCGTGGCGGCGAGAGCCAAGAGGGCCAAGCGGCCCAAGAAGGCCCTGCCCGCGATCGACCTCGAGCGGCTTGCGGAGGACATCCACAAGCCCGGAGAGGCCGGTGCGCGCGCGGCGTGGCGCCTTCAGAAGCTGATCCAACACGACCCGATCTGGGCCGCCAGGCGCCTGTACGGGATCAACCTCTGGGAGAAGCAGCGCGAGGGCCTGCGGATGATCTGGGACCACCCGCGGGTCGGGTGCCAGGCCGGCAACAACGTCGGCAAGTCCTACTTCGCCGCCACCGCGGTCCACATCTGGATGTCCGCGTGGCCGGACGCCAAGGTCGTGACCACGGCGAACACCTGGGCGCAGGTGGAGTCCGTCCTGTGGTCTGAGATCGCGACGCAGCACGCCAACGCGCCCATCCCGATCGGCGGACGGATGCTGAAGACGGAGTTCCAGCCGAACTCCAACATGCCCGGCTGGGTGGCCCTGGGGTTGTCCACGAACCGCTCAGACTCGTTCGTCGGCCGCCACGCGGAGCACCTGCTGGTAATCTTTGACGAGGCTCAGGGTATCGAGGCGTCGTTCTGGGAGGCGGCGGAGACGCTGGCGAGCTCGGCCGGTTGCCGGATCTTGGCGATCGGGAACCCGGTGCGGCGTTCGGGGCAGTTCTACGACGTCTGCCGCGGCAAGGTCCCGGGCTGGAAGTCGCTGCGGATCTCCTGCCTGGACCATCCGAACATCGTGCACGGCCGCGACCCGAAGACCGGGCAACTGCCGATCCCGGCCGCGGTCTCCCCCGAGTACGTCGAGGGAAAGCGTCTGGAGTGGGGCGAGGACTCCCCCACCTGGATCGCCCGCATCGAGGGGCGCTTCCCGCCCGCCTCCGAGCGCGCGCTGGTGCCCGAGGATCTGCTGGATCGCCAGGCCCACGCCATCGTCGAGGGCCTCCCCGGCCGCCGCATGGGCGTCGACGTGGCTCGCCACGGCTCGGACTCGAATGTCGCCGTGCTCCTCATCTACGGCCGCGTGGCCGCCGTGCACCGCTGGCGGGAGCGAGACCTGATGAAGACCGCCGGCTTGGTCGTGCGCCTCATGCAGCGCTGGGAGGTCGCGCCCCGCCTGACCGGGATCGACGTGGGGATGGGGGCCGGCGTGATCGACCGTCTCCGCGAGTTGGGGCACCCCGTCTGCGAGATCGACTTCGGCGGCAAGGGCGGCCTGGGAGCCGAGGGGATGCACGCCCAGCTGGTCGGGGAGGACCGCCGCTTTCTCAATGCCCGGTCCCGGTACTTCTGGACGATCCGGGCGATGCTCGAGGCCAACATGCTCTCGATCCCGCGGCGCTGGGAGAAGCTGTGGCAAGATCTGGGAGCGCTGGAGTACGACTACAACGAAGCAGACGCGCTTTTCGTAACGTCCAAGAAGCAACTCCGCGAGATGCTTGGGCGATCCATTGACGACGCGGACGCTTTGGTGTGCGCTATAGCGGCTGGGCAAGAGGAGCGCGAGCGGGGGCCGCGCTTCGCCTTCCCGGCAGCGTGAGAATCCCCACGCCATGTCTGAGAATCCCCGTCCCTCGCACCAAGGCTTCGCGCTCGTCCCCAAGTGGCGCACGACCATGGTGTACTCGACGGAGGTTCCCGGAGGGGAGGCAAGGGTGATCTTCGCGGAGTGCGACAAGACCGGGTCCTCCCTGGAGGGCTATCTGGAGCGCATCGGCGACGGCAAGTGGGATGGACAGCAGACGTTCATCGCCCCCGATGGTGCCAGGTTCAGCCACGAAGCTGACCTGATCGAGCACCTGCGTCGCCAACGATGACCAGAGCCCTCAGCCGAACCAGCCAAGCGCGCACCCCGCGCCTCGCGGTCCCCACCCAGCGGGCCACCGCCCACGAGATCAAGAGCCTGCAGCAGTGGGCCAAGAGCAAGCCGTCGAAGCGGTACGCGATGGGCGCTGAGGGGGCGCTGGTCTCCCCCCTGCGGCAGATCCCGTGGATCTACGCGGCGATCCGCAAGCTGTGGAGTGCAGTGGGTGTGGCCCCGCTGAAGTTCCGGGTCGATCAGGACCCCGAGAGCAACGATCTAGCGCCGACGGATCCGCTGGTGCGCCTGTTCGAGCGGCCGTCGCCGACGATGAGCCGCAAGGAGTACCTGACCCAGGTGGTCCAGTTCACCCAGACCACGGGCGAGGCGTTCCACGTCTTCCACGACGCGGAGGGTAGGGTGATTCGGCCGCTGGACGACGGCCTGGACGCCCCGATCCCGATGCCGGCGCAGATCACGGTCCGCCAGGGCGGCGGGCGCCTGGGGCTGCAGTACGAGCGCGGGCTGCCGAAGTCCTGGCGCTTCTCGGACGAGGAGGGCTCCCACGAGATCCCCTTCGCCGCGGGCCTGAACGTCCGAATGCCGTCCGAGGAGGACAGGTACCGGGGCCTGGCGCCGCTGGCGCCCGTGCTGGGCATCGGGGAGGCGATGTTCCTGGCCGAGCTGATGAACCGGAAGCAGGCGAGTCGGGGCGGGCTGTCGGGTCTGGCGATGGTGAACAAGACGCGGACCCGGGACGACGTCTACGAGACCATGCAGGAGATGGCCGACCGGGTGCAGGACTCGCTCGCGGACGGCCGGATCCCGTACATCGAGGGCGAGATCGACTTCAAGAAGCTCGTCGACTCGCACCGGGAGATGGCGTATTCGCGGCTGTCCGAGCTCGGGCGCAAGGATATCTCGGCCGTGTTCGGGGTGCCGGACGCCGTGCTGGGCATGGGGTCGAGCAACTACGCGACCTTCGCCGGCGAGATGCGGGGCATGTGGGAGACCACGGTCCGTGATCTGCAGTGCATGATCGAGGACGCGATCAACTGGCACTTGATCCCGCGGCTGCGAGTCGGGAGCCGAGAGGTGCAGGCCTGGGCGTACTTCGACAACTCGAAGGTGGCGTGGCTCCAGCCGGACTACGAGGAGCTCGGGCGGCAGGCCCGGGGTTTGATGGCGGTCGGCGTCCCGCGGCGCGCGGCGCTCGATCGGGTGGGCCTAGTCGAGGTCGAGGACACGGAGTTCGACGAGATCCCGATGTTGGAGGGAGGCCTGGAGTCCTTCGCCGAGGCGGTCCGCGGCTCTGGCGACGAGTCGGCGCCAGGGCTCTCGCCTGAGCAAGCCGCAGAGTTGCGCGCGATCCTGCTGGACGTGGGCAAGGGCGCGCTGTCGCCCGAGGCTGCCGTGCTGTTGATCGCGTCCGCGCTGCCGATCGAGGAGGCGGACGCCCGCAAGATGGTCGAGGCCATCGAGATCAAGGAGCCCCAGCCGGTGCCGGCGGCGCTACAGAACCAGCCGCCGCCCGTGTCGCCTGGCCCGCCCGAGGAGCCCGACCAGGAGCGCGCCGCGCGCCCGTTCGAGATCCGCCTGTCCCCCCGGCTAGAGACCCGGACCCGCATGGTCTCCCAGACCCCCCAAGCCGAGCGGGACGCGATCTACGAGGAGTTGGAGGCTCGACGCGAGGAGGGCGACTCCAAGATCAGCCGCGCGGTCCGCCAAGTCTGGCGCGAGGCCAAAGAACGCCAGCTCGAGCACCTGCGCGCCTTCGCTGCCGGTGGTGGGTCGCGCCTCCCCCGCCGATCGCTCTACGGCGAGGACCGCGGGATCCGCCTGCTGGGGTCCGAGTTGCGCGACCTCGCCAAGGCGATCCGCGCCGACCGGGAGCAGGGCGAGCAGCTCGTGCCCATCCTCGACTGCTGCGGCCAGGAGATCGCCGCCTGGTGGGCGCCGGTCGAGGAACGGCAGCGCAACTGGTTCGCCGACCACGGCAACCTGGCCAGCCTGCCCGGTGGCCTGCGCCGCTTGGCGGACGTGGCCGTGTTGCGCGAGGCGGACCCGAACCTGTCTGAAGCCGAGATCGAGGCCCTGTTGGTCCTGGGGAGCCCGGAGTGGGCCAAGGAGATCGCGGAGGCCTTGGAGCCGGTGTTCCTCGACGTGCTGGGCGACGCGGTCCGCCGGGCGAACTCGGACCTCTCGATCCCGTACTTGGCCGAGCCGGACGCCGTCTTGCTGCGTCTGGCGCGGGAGAACCGGATCAAGCTGGCCCGCGACATCCAGGGCACCCTGGCGACTCGCGTGCGCTCGGCGATGGTTCGGACCCTGAGTGAGGGGCCGGCGACCGTGACGGGGATCCGGGAGCGCGTGCGCGAGACGCTCGCCGAGCTCGAGGAGACCGTCGAGGACCAGTTCGGCAAGGCCAACGACCGGGCGCTGACCATCGCGCGGACCGAGACGGCCTACCTGGACAACGCCGCAGAGTTCCGCACCAGCGAGCTAGGCCGCGACGCCGGCGAGTTCCTGACGCACGAGTGGCTCGCAGCCTCCCGCAACTCGCCTCCCACCGGCCGCACCCGCCCGACCCACGTTGAGGTGGATCGGACAGTCCAGTTCATCGGCCAGGCGTTCCGCGTCGGCAAACACCTCCTGCTCCACCCGGGCGACAAGCAGGTCGACGCCCCCGAGGAGACCATCAACTGCCGCTGTGCGCTGCGCCGCCGCCGGCTCCAGACCGACCTCGACGAGGGTCTGATCGACCAAGCCACCTTCGACCGCCTCCAGAACGGGGCCGCCTGATCCCATGACTGACCTCGACCTCAACCTCCTCGACGCTGTCCGCCTGGGCGTGGCCAGCCCTCACGAGATGCGCCAGGCCGCGGACGTTGTCCGCACCTTCAAGTCCCAGGGCAACATGCTCCTGCGGGGCTCGGCAAGCCCGAAGCCGGTCATCGAGCGCGCCGCGATCAACCGCGAGGCCCGCTCGATCACCTACGCCGGGTCCGTCGAGATCGTCGACCGGATGGGCGACCTGATCCTCCAGCGCGGCTGGGAGACCGACAACTGGAGCGAGCACGGCGGAGTCTTCCTGTGGATCCACGACCACGGCGACATCATTGGCCAGGGCATCCAGACCGGCCTGGGTCAGGCGACCTACCGCGGCGCCCAGTACCCCGCGCAGCTCTTCGAGATCGGCTACCTGTCCGAGGACCTGAACCCCGCCTCCGAGGTCGTCTGGCGCCTCGCGTCGGGCCAGGGCACCCCCACCGGCCGCCCGCTACTCAAGGGCGTCTCCGTGGGCTTCCGCGGGCTGGACATGCGGGCCTTCGACTCCGACGAGCGCGAGAAGTACGGTCTGCCGGACGACCACTGGGGGCTCGTGTTCGAGCGCCAGGACCTGCTCGAGCTGTCCCAGGCGCCGGTCCCGGCGAACCAGGGCGCGTTCACCCTCAGCGACACAAAGGCGGACCGCAAGTTCGCCGCGCAGGTGGACGAGGCGTTGGGGCACATGGTCAGCGAAGGCCAGATCAGCGCGAGCCTCGAGCGCCTCTTCCGCGAGCGCTACCAGGTGAGCCCCGGCGAGGCCGCGAAGAAGGCCGCCGAGCGCGCCAAGTCGTTCACCGATCTAGGGTCGTGGGAGTGGCCGAAGGCTGCGGCGCAAGCCGTTACCGAGGAGCGCGGGGCTCAGATTCCCGAAAAGGCTACCGACGACACGGAAAAGTTCGGCGAAGCGGACGACGTTACGCCCGCAACAGAGAGGGCGGAGAGTGTTGGGCAGCGCGGGAAAGGTGGTGAGATCGAAACGCTTGACGGGCTCTTGGACGTGGTCCGCGAGTTGACGCCCGATGGGGTCTCTTCGCTTCGCCGTCTTAGCGTAACGCTCGAACGCGCGCGGATGATGGTGGATCGCGCGCTGGATGACTTCGAGGCCGCGCAACGCGCTTGCAGCGGTGGATCGAATAGCGACAGCATGGTTGGCGAACGTGCTACCAACACGGACGTGGCCGAGCTGTTGCAACGAGTCGAGCGACTCGAGCAGCGAGGTCAAACCGAACTGGAAGCCACGCCTGCAGTCGAGAGAGGGGCGGAGCAGGCGATCGACTTCACCGATCTACTCGACCGCTACCGACCCAATGCCGCCGGAAACCAACACGCCGGAGCAGCACGATGAGCTGCTGAAGGGCATCGACGGGCTGCTCTCCAAGCGAGACGCAACCCTCGTGTCCGATCTCGACACCAAGCTGGCCCAGGCCAAGACGGACGCTCGCCAAGAGGTCGCGCGCCTGGCCGAAGAGCACAAGGCGAGCCTGACCGACCTGGAGAAGATGCTCCAGGCGTCCTCGCTGGACCTGACCGACGAGCAGGCCGCCAAGGTCAAGGAGATCGTCGCGGAGCGCATCCAGGCGATCCGCACCCAGGCCAAGGAGTCCTCGGGCTCCGACAAGGAGGAGACCGCCGACAAGGCGCTCGACTTCAACTTCGCCCGAGCCGCTGAAGGCTCGATGGTCGACTGGAAGGGCACCGCCAAGCAACTGCCCGAGTACAAGGCGACCATGGAGGCCACCGAGAAGGCCGTCCAAGCTGATGTCGACGTGCAGGGCGGCTTCGCGGTCCCGGCGGCCTACATGGCCAACCGCCTGATCCCGGCCCTGGAGGCGCGCACCGTTTCGCTTCAGCTGGGCGCCACGGTGATCGACTCCCTGGACGGCGCTCCGGGCGAGATCCCGCGCATCACCAACGTCCCCGACGCGGAGTGGGTCGGCGAGGTCCAGGAGTCCAGCGACACGGACGTCAAGTTCGGGATGCTGCGCCTGAACCCGCACGGCCTGGTGAGCTACATCCCGGTCTCGCGGCGCTTTCTGCGTATGTCGGCCCTGTCCAGCGGCCAGAGCCTGATCGAGCAGCACATGGCGCGCGCGCTGTCGCGCAAGGCCGACCTGGCCGCCCTGAAGGGTGACGGCGCCAGCGGTCAGCCCCGCGGCATGTACAACACCACCGGCATCGGCGAGGTGGACTGGAACTCGGCGGACTTCGCCGGCGCCGACCAGAACGTCAGCGACCTGGCTGACCAGATGATCGGCAAGCTCGAGGACAACGACGCCTACGGCGGCCGCCTGGGCTGGGCCATGTCTCCGGCGGTGCGTCGCAAGCTGCGAACCACCAAGGACGCTGACGGCCGTCCGCTGTTCTTCTCCACGATGGGGATGCGCGACGCCGCGGGCGGCAACCGCACCGTCGGCGCCATCGCCGGGGAGTTCTACGACTTCCCCTACGCCACCACCACGCAGCTGGCTGGCGGCGACCCGGGCGACCTGATCCTCGCCGACTGGGAGACCCTGATCTTCGGCTACTTCGAGCAGCTCGTCTTCGACGTCTCGGAACACGTCCTCTTCAAGAAGCGCCAGCTCGCCCTGCGCGCCTACATGGAGGTGGACATGGGTGTCCAGCACCCCGAGGCCATCGCCATCGCCAACAACCTCGACGCCACGGGGGTCTGATCTCATGCGACTGAACTTCGAGCAACTCGGCCAGGTCGTTGGCCACATCGACGCGGGAACCATGTCGGACACGGACACGCTCCTGTCCGCCGGGGTCGACCGCAACGACTACACGCAGATCGTCCTAGTGCTGGATCTCGGCGCCATGGGCGGCGCGCTGAACTGCCAGCTGTTGACCAGCGCCACGAACAGCGGCTACGCGGCGGCTTCGCCGAGCACAGAGATCGTGATCCCCGACACCGGGGACAACTCGACCTACGTCGTGCGCTGGGACCTGAAAAACGCCACCCAGCTCAACAAGTTCGTGCAGGTCGAGATCGAGGCCGACGGCGGCTCGGTCGTGGTCGCGGGAGCGATGGTGTTCCTGTTCGGTCCGGGCGACACCAACGACATCCCGGCCGCGAACGCGACCTACGTCTACAACGGCAACGAGGCCGCGGCCTCCTGAACTGAGGGTCCCCTCCCCCTCACCCCGGGGGGGCTGTCTAACGCGAGTGGGCAGTCCCCCCACCCTTCACGCCGCCTAGCGCTCCATGCACCGTTCGATCGAGACCGTCTGCCAGCTGGCCGAGATCCTGCCTTCCGCCGTGGCCGACTCGGGCCAGTCCGCCGGCATCGACCTGCGGGGCTACGAGGGCTGCATCATCGGCATCTCGATCCTTGGCGGAGGCGGCGGCACGGTCCGACTGCAGACCGCCGCCCCGAACGGGAGCCAGGTTCCGAGCGGCGGCGACTACGCCAACGAGGGCGCGACGCTCGTCGTGCCCGCGGGGAACGGCAGCTACCGGATTAAGGTGACCACGGCGAACCTATCCAAGCCGTTCCTGCGGTTCATCTGGAACGTCTCCAGCAGTCCTGGCGTGACCTCCTGGGCGGTCCGCGCTTTGGCCTCGGGGCCTGCTGGCAACCTGAACGAGGCCTTCGACCTGGAACTCTAAGGGGAGGACCCACATGCCGGCGAAGACTGGCACCACCCGATCCCGCACCTCGAAGGCCCGGAGCAAGAAAGCTCCCGCGGCTGAGGTGCTCGAAGTGCGCCCCACGCGCGCGATCTCCTGGCCCGACGAGACCTTCCGGGGTCGAGGCGCGCGGCGCGAGATCACCGGCTACGACAAGGCCGGGAAGGCGATCTACGGCATGTCGGAGCCCTACCGGGTGCTTTCGACGGACCCGTTCATCGACGGCCAGCGGCACAACCTGCAGCCAGCCCCCGAGGGGTCGGAAGCGGTTCCTACGACCGAGTGGCCGCGCAAGTGGGCCAAGCGCGCGACCGAGCTCGGTGGCGCGATCATGGACAAGCGCTCCCGTCGCGAGATCGGCACGGACGCGCTCGTGCAAGACGTCGACGACAGCCAGATCCCCGAGCCCGACCTGGGCGACGATCTGGACGCGGACCTCGAGGCCCTCGGCTGAGGGCCTGACCCGTGGCGTCTCTGATCACCTGGGACTTCTACCGGACGTGGGTCGGCACTGCCGATCTGCCGTCCGGTGCGTCCGACGTGCAGGAGACGTTCGACCTCCTGAACCCCCAGGTGGGCTCGATGATCGAGAACTACCTGGGCCGCCGGGTGATCCAGGGCACCGTCACCGAGCAGAAGCGGACCCAGCCGGACCGCGAGATCTACCACCTCCGCAACTTCCCGGTGCAGTCGGTCACGTCCGTCGAGTACGACCCCGAGGCGCGCTTCGAGTCGGGCTCCGATTACACCGTGGCGACCGACGCCTACGCGGTGGATCTGACCACCGGGCGGCTCTGGCTGGACATCATGGTCGACCGGACGCCGTTCGGCCTGCGGGTGGTCTACGAGGGCGGGATGGTCGCGGACGTGGCGACCCTCGAGACCCCGTCTAACGAGTACCACCCGATCGCGGTGGCCGCGGCCCAGCAGATCAACCACCTGTACGACCGCCGGGACTACCAGGGCGCGGAGAGCGTCAGCATGGGCCGAGCGAACGCCAGCTACGGCGGGGAGGCTCAGCTGCTCGAGGTGGTCCAGCAGACCCTGGCGCCCTTCAGGGCAGCGAGGGCGGGGTGACGCAGCGGTTCGAGTTCGTCGTCCGGGATGGTCCGCGGACCGCGCAGGAGATCTTTGCGCGGGGCCGGGCGCTGCGCGGCAGTGTGGAGCGTGCGTTCCGGGCGATCGGCGCCGAGTTCGTGGGACGTGCACAGGGCCGCATCGACGGCGAGTGGAATCCGGCTCTCAACAAGCGCCGGACGACCCTGGTCAACCGGTCGGGAGCCCTGCGCCGGCGAGGACTTCGGGTGCAGACCGTCGGAGGCCAGCGCCTGCGGGACGTGGCGCTCCGCGTCTACATCACGCTCCCCTACGGCGTCACCCAGGAGTTCGGCGGCACCATCCGGCCGAAGCGGGCCAAGTACCTGACGATCCCGACGCCGGCCGCGCTGGACCCCTCCGGCATCCTCAAGAAGACCGCGCGCGAGTACCGCGCTGAAGGCGGGACATTCGTGTTTAACACGCCCAAGCGCCGCGAGAAGGGGCTGGGAGGGCTGATCGCGCGTCGGGTCGGCAAGAAGGGTAAGTTGGAGGTGCTGTTCGTCCTGGCGAAGCAGGTCAACGTCCCGGCCCGCTGGGGTCTGCGGAAAGATTGGCGCTCGTCGGACATGCTTAAGGTCCGCGGCCAGGAGATGACCTCGGCCATCCGACGCGTGCTCAACGCCCAGGGGGCCGCCTGATGGTCGCCTGGATCGAGACTGCCGGCACCCTGCGAGTCGGCTCCATGGGCTACCCCGTTCGCCGCGTGCGGACGCTGGACGGCATCTCCGAGCCCGCCACCTCGGGGCTCGCGGTCGGCAAAACCACCGAGCAGATCCCGCGCGAGTCCTGGGAGGTCGAGTTGGAGCTTCGCTCCGGCGCTGAACTGTCCGTGCTCCGCGGTGACGTACAGACCGCCCGAGGCGGCGCGCTCCCCCTGTTCTGGACGGACGACGAGGGCCAGATCCGCGAGGTCTACCTGACCGCGCCGGTGGAGTCTCTGATCCGCCGAGGGCGCATCGTGTCGCGCCTGGCGCTTGAGGAGGTCGTCTAGCCATGGTCCTCATCTCCCCGACCCGCCAGGGTTTCTATGACCCCGGAGGCGACACCAGCGAGCGGTCGGCCTACTACGCCTTCTATCGGACCGACATCACCTTCGACGCCCCCGGGCGCCCGTGGGTGCTGAACCTGGAGGGTGGTGCCTGGGCGCCGGACTCCGGGCTGCCGTTCGACACCTTCGACACGGACGGCCGGCCGATCCTGGCGAAGCTCTACTACCGGGGCTTCGGGATCCTCTCGATCGGGCGCACGGTGACGGACGTGGCCTTGGACGGCAACGGGGCCTTCGATCCGACAACTTGGACGACGCCCCCCACTGGAGGCGTGCGGCTGGACTCGACGCCGGCGAACCTGGGCAAGCGGAGCTCGGAGAAGGACGTGGTGAACTTCATCCAGTTCCTGCGCTTCAACGGCATCGGCGACCTGGACCGCAGCGACGCGGCCAACGGGATCTGGGGCCGCTCGATGGGCTCCCAGGACGGCAGCTTCGTGGGGATCGGACCGGACCGCCGGACGGGCTCGGGGTCGGACCGCTTCAACACGAACACCCGCCTGGGCTGGATGATCAACCAGTCCACGATCGCCACCTGGAAGGGCTACGTCGACGCCCAGAACACCGGCGGCCACCTGACCGACGGCGCGGGAGGGAATGCCAACACCGTCGGCGAAGCCAAGGCCGCCCCCGGTGGCGCCGAGACGATCCGGCAGGCCAGCTCGCTGTGGTACGCCTTCGCCAACGAGGGCACCCGGCTACGGAACGCCACGATGCCGGTCTGGATCCAGTCCGGCGCGGAGGCGCTCCAGTACGCGGGCCCCTACGACTTCGACAGCTACGACGGAGTCGTCTCCAACACGCACCCCCCCGAGAACGTCGAGGCGCTGCGAGAGGCGTTCCTGGCGCTGGACACGGAGTTCGGCTCGACCTTCCAGGCTGAGAACTCCCGCTTCGTCCGCGACTACAAGGGCACCGACGAGGCCCTCGGCGAGGAGCAGTACCAGTGGGTCTTGCAGGTCTCCGGGGTCGGCGAGCTTCCGACGCGCGAGGAGGCGACCATCCAGGCTCTGGTCTCGCAGCTCGAGGGGATCACGACCGACGGCGGCTTCCGCACCGAGGTCGCTGAGGTCCGGCGGGTCTCCGAGCTCGCGACCGAGATCCGCACGCCTGGCATCGCCGTCATCGAGGTCGGCTCGAGCTACCAGGACGGCGCCGAGAACAACGCCAACCGGATCACCATGCAGGTGGTTCTGGAGCTAACTGTCGGCAAGTACGCCGACCTGGAGAAGTCCGTCTCCAACTTCGTGGGTGACGTGCGGAAGGCGATCTACGCCGACCGGACGCTGGGAGGGAAGGCCCTGGACGTGAGGTTCGGCAGCTCTGATCGCTGGCTGAACTCTGAGCGCGGCCCGAGGGGCGGCGCGAATCTGACCCTGTCCATCGAGATCTTCGATTCGGCGGACGACCCCTACCTCGAGCCCTACTGCTGAACCCATGGCACTGCTCTCCAGAAACCGACAACTACTGTTCGCGCCGGAGCCGGTCTTCGGCACGGCGGCCTCGCTGATCTCGGGGAGCTCCCTGGCGGCTGGGGCGAAAGCGCTTCGCATCCTCAACCCCGAGGTCCAGTTCGACTTCGAGAAGATCGAGGACGAGGCGGCCTCCCCCAGCGCGGGTCGCCTGCCGTACCGAGCCGGCGTCCGCCAGGGCACCGTCACCTTCGGGATCGAGCTGTCGGGGCCCAAGTCCGGCACGCTGACCGAGGCACCCGCCTGGGCCGAGCTACTCGAGGCCTGCGGGATGCGCGCGGTGGCCGCCAAGAAGGTGACCATCGACGCCTTCGACACGGGCACCGTGTTCAAGCAGGGGCGGACCTTCGCGGCTGACGGCTCCAACGGAGTCGGTCGGGTCTTGAAGACGCTCTACAGCGCCCAGGGAGACGACACGCTGATCTACGAGGATCTGGGCACCGACGTCGACTCCGGCGACACCACGCTCACTTTGAGCGATCCGGGGGGCGAGTTCGACGGCAACATTGTCGACATCACGAGTCAGACCCCGGCGAACGCGGGGTTCGCGTTCGTGCCCACCACTCTGCCGGGCTACACGCTGACCCTCAGCGTCGGCGTCTCCCAGGACTTCAACGAGGGTGACATCGTCACCGGCGGCACGTCGGGGGCTGTGGGCCGTGTGGCCCAGACCAGCCTGTCGGGCGCGACCAAGCTGGTGGTGACCTTCCTGGGCGCCGTCCAGGCCTTCTCCGCGGGCGAGACGATCACTCGCGTCGGCGGAGGCACCGCCACGATGGGCACGCAGACGGCGACCTACGGCCAGTCGCTGACGATCGGCCTGGTCGAGAGCGAGCGCTTCAAGGTGCTCCGGGGCTGCCGCGGGACGTGCCAGTTCGATCTGACCAACGCCCGTGCGCCGCGAATCAACTTCACCTTCCGCGGGGTCTACGACTCGGTCACCGACCAAGGCTCGCTCGCGGTCAGCCCCGACGGCGGCGCAACCCCGCCGCGCTTCGTGGGCGCCACGATCTGGGCGGGAACCGACGGCGCGTTCTGCCCGCAATTCCAGCAGCTCACCGTCGACCTCAACGCCAACCCCGCGATGATCGCGGATCCGAAGTCGAGCGAGGGCATCCTCGGCGCCTACGCGGCCCGACGCGACATCAGCGGCCAGATCAACCCGCTCGCGCGCCTGGAGCAGAGCTTCGCGACCTACGCCAAGGCCGCGGCCGCGACCGACTTCCCGCTGCAAGTCGCCTGGGGCACCGAGGGCTCGGGCAACGCCTTCGCCTTCCAAGCGGACCGGACGACCTTCCGCAGCGCTAACGCAGGCGACCGAGACGGCCTGATGACCGACGAGTTGCCGCTCGACTTCTTCGAGTACGCAGGAAACGACGAGTTCGTATTCCTGACCCTGTGACGCCACTGGGGGAGGTGTCTGGCCGGCGCCTCCCCCATCCACTCCCCGCTCCACCCATCCCGCCATGCGAGCCATCCAGCGAAGCGAGCGCGTCCTAATCCACCCGGACGACGCCGACCTCCCCGCCGACCAGCAGACCCGGTTCTACCTCGCTCCTCCGACGCCTAAGCTCCAGGCCCTGGTGGCCGACGCCGCGAAGATCGAGCGCACCTCCGAGGGCGTGGTCATCCACCATCGCTCAGCTCAGGCGGGCCTCGAGTACCTCCTAGGCTGCCTGGTCAAGGTGGAGAACCTGCTCGACATGGCCGGCCAGCCAATCGAGGTGCCGCGCGCTCAGCACCCCCTCCTTGCCGAGGGCTGCCTGCGGGTCACCGAGGCGGGCCTGGCGTCGGTTCCCGAGAACGTCGTCGGCTGGCTGATCCAGAAGGTCCGCGAGGAAACCGAAGTCAAGGAGGCCGAGCGGGGGGAGTCCTAGTCGCAGCCCACATCCACGGGAACCCGGAGTTGGAGCCCGACTGCTTGGTCTGCACGGACCCGGCAGCTGCGGATCAGCGAAGGGCCTGGGGTTGCGACAGCGATGCTCCCTGCGAGGTCTTCGTCACCACCTGTCCACGATGCGACGGCCGACGCTATTTGACCCCCGAGCAGCCCTGCGAGCTGTGCACGCCCGAGGAGGGCGGCGAGCCTACGGGGGAGGTCCCGTCGTACAGGTGCCCCACCGCGAGGCTCTCCCCGCTCGGAGCCTGCTTGGCGCGCGAGTTCTCGGAGGCGTACGACAGCGGCCGGCTTCCGAACGGCGGCGGCTTCATGGATCAGCCGCTGCGCTGGGACCTGCTGTTCCGCATCTACAGCGGGGAGCGGGGGCGGTTGCAACGCGCTCTGATGGAGAGGGCCAAGGAGAAGCGCGGTGGTAGTCGCTGACGAACGCTTTCTGATCGAGCTGAAAGCCACCGGCAACGCCGAGGAGGCCTTCGAGAACCTGGGCAAGGAGGTTCGGGACACGGCTCGCCGGATCGACACCGAGAGCCGCAAGGCTGGCCGGGACTACGACCGCTTCACCGACAAGGCGGTCCGGGACTCGAATCGGCTCGAGCGATCCGTCAAGGGCGTGGGGTTCGCCCTGACCGGCCTGGGGGTTGCTGCCGCCGGGCTTGGCGCGGCCTACGCAGTCGTCAGCCAAGCGATCGACCTCTCCGCCCTGGCCTCCGAGGCCGAGGAGACCCAGAGCAAGTTCGACACCCTGTTCGACGGGCTCGAGGAGCGCGCCAACGGCCTGGCTCTGGGCCTCGCCGAGAGCCTGGGCCGCGCGCCGACCGACATCCAAGACGCCATCGCGGGCTTCCAGGCGCTACTGACGCCGATGGGGCTGGTGAACGAGGAGGGGTTGGAGATCTCGTCCACGCTGACCCGCCTGGGCCTGGACCTCAGCTCGTTCTTCAACACGGCCGAGGACGATGCGTTCTTGGCCCTGCGGTCCGCGTTGATCGGTGAGACTGAGCCACTGCGCCGGTACGGCGTGAACCTGCTGGACGTGCGGGTCCGCCAGGAGGCGGTGCGCTTGGGGTTGGCTGAGACCAGCGCCGCGGCCGACGACCAAGCGCGCGTGCTGGCCCGCCTGTCGCTGATCCTGGGGGACACGGACAAAGCCCAGGGCGACCTAATCCGAACCCAGGACAGCTTCGCGAACAGCTTGCGGGGGCTGCGGAGCCAGCTGCGGGGGGCGCAGATCGAGGCGGGTCAGCGGATCAACGAGGCGGTGCTGCAGGGCATCGAGGACGCGGGCGGCGTGGAGCGCATCACCCAGTTGTTCGAGGTGGGATTCGAGACCATCGCTGATCTGACGAGGGTCGGAATCTCTGGGCTGGTCGAGTTTGCGTCGACTGGCCTTGAGGTTGTGGACCGGCTTGGTGGACCAGAAGGGGTCGCCCGGGTCGTGGCAGGGACCGCAGACCTTGCTATCGCCCAGATCCGGTTCTTTGGAGCTGAAGCTCGCGAGCAGATCGAGCCACTTGTTCAGTTCCTAGATGACGCGGGGGTGCTTGCGGAGACAGCCTTCGGGCGTAGCCCAGGCGAGTTGATCAAGGATCAATTCAGTCTCGAAGGCCCGTCTCTTCAGGAGCAAGTCGAGCAAGCAAGGGAGCTTCAGGAGCGAATCGCTGCCCAAGAAGACGTCCTTCGTGGCCTGGCTGTCCGGCAAGCCAACCTTTTCCGAGAGAACGGTGGCCAGGTCAGCCAGGCTGCCACGGCGCTTCAGCTGGACTACCGCCAGGCATTTCAAGGCCTCGAGAACGCTCAACGGCTGTTCGATGGACTGCCCGATGTCGTTCTAGATCTAGTTGCCGCTCAAGATGGCCTAGCGCAGTCCCTCGCGCCGCTTGGAGAGCAAGCAGCAGAGGGGATCGTGGAAGGCGCGGAGAACGCTCTTGCCGCCACAGACTTCTCGCGCATCGCCGAGGGTCTAGGCTCAGGCCTGTTCGGCCGACAGTCGGAAGTGATCGCGGGGCAGGGCGGTGAACGCGCGGGCCAGGCCTACGCCGAAGGCATCGCCCGGTACCTCAACGCGATCGGGCCCGAGGTGTTCGCGGCGGGGCAGAACGCCAACTTCCTGGAGGAGCAGCTGGCGCTGCAACTCGAGATCGCCGAGCTGACCAACGACCAGCAGTTCATCTTGGACGCTGAGATCCAAGGGCGCCTGGATCGGGTCGACGCGATGCTGCACGAGAACGCGATCCTTGACGATCAGGCCGAGAAGCTCCGTGAGTTGATCCAGCAGTACGGATCGCTTCGTAACGCGCAGGAGGGAGTCGGCGGAGAGTTGACGCAGTTCGGCGACAGCTTGGACCGAATCTCCACCAACGCCCTTGCCGGCTTCATCCAAGGCGGCGAGCAGGCGACTCGGGCTGCCGAGCAGTTCCAGCGGGCCTTACAGAACCTCCTCGCCGAGCGAGCGGCTGAGTTCATCTTCGACCTGATCCTCCCAGGCGGGTTCGGAAGCATCTTTGGCTTCGCAGGCGGCGGCGTCGTCCAAGGCCCCTCGACCGCACTCGGTGCCCTCCCCCTGAACTTCTACGCCGGCGGCGGCATCGTGGACTCCCCCCAGCTATTCGTGGCTGGCGAGGGGCAGTCCGCGGAGGCCATCGTGCCCATGCCGAACGGTGCGGTCCCGGTGCAGTTCACCAACGGCGGCGGGGGCGGCGGAGGCAACACGGTCGTCGTGAACCTCAACGTCTCGGCGCTCGACGGTCAGGACGCCGCGCGGGTGCTCCAGGGCCAACTCGGCACCATCCAGGCGGCCGTCATCGAGGGCCTGCAAGGCGGCAACCGCGGCCTCATCGAGTCCGTCCGGGGGGTCAACGCATGAGCCTCCCCCAGGACCGCACCTTCGACGACCCGACCAACGCGGCCGTCTGGGGCCCCTACCAGCAGCTCTACCCCGGCGCCCGTTTCGGCACCGGTGCGGACGACGCGCGCCTCCCCCGAGAGGGTCGGATCTGCAAGCTGCCCGACGGGATCGGCGGCAAGGGCGTGGTCTTCGACAGCCGGGACAGCTCGGCGACCGTGGCGGCCTGCTTCCCCCGTCTGGATGCTTCCCTGTCGGACGCCCAGGTCTCCGCGTGGATGCGGTTCCAGCGGATCCAGGGCGAGGCGAGCTCCAAGCAGTTCAACCGTTGCGGCGTGTTCGCGCGCGGGGATGCGGCGGGGATCGTGGGCGCGGAGTCGCCGGACCCCTACGTGGCGCTCACCAACGTCGACGCCTACGCCTTCGCTCTGGAGCCCCAGAGCCAGCCGGGGACGTTCAAGTGGAAGCTGGAGCGGTGGGACGCCGCCGGCAGCGTGGTCGACCTGGCCGAGACCGCGGTGATGCGGCAGTACCAGCAGACGCTCCACAAGCCGATGGGGATGCGCCTGCAATTCTCGAACGACACCGGCAGCGCGGTCACGATCAAGGCCCAGGTGAAGGACACGGCGTACCTGGAGCCCGTCGAGGCCCAGGACGGCGGAGGTCCTGGCAACCCCGGCAACAGCCCGCTCGGGGTCAACAGCGCGTTCCTCAAGGACTACTCGACGCTGGCGGCCCTGTACCGGGCCAACCTGATGCACGGGGCGCGCGAGTGGGTCACACAGGACATTGGCGTCAACGACCTGGTCGAGAAGGGGCACCCCAAGGACCTGAAGGCCAACGGGCTGCCGAACTCGATCCCGACGGTGGCGACCACGCTAGGGACGGTGCTGTTCCGGGACGTGCTGACCGCCGGGGTGGACTCGACCCCGCTCCCGACCTACCGGGCCGGCCGCTACGTGGTCGAGTGGAAGGGCGGCCTGGTCGAACTGGACACTTCTGGCACGTACGACGTGAGCCAGACGTTCGGGGTTTCGACGCTGCCCGACGGCGGGCGACGACTCGAATTCGACGTGCCGACGCCGTCGAGTGCCGGCATCTACCTGCGGATCACGACCGTCGACGCGGGGGGCATGGACTACCTACGTGTCTTCTACAAGGACGACGAGCCGACCCTGGCGACGGAGCCCTGGGACACGGACGCGCTCAAGGACTTCACCGAGTACTTCAGCTGCTTCCGGTTCATGGACTTCCTGGAGGCCAACCGGAACGAGCAGGAGACTGAGGCGGATCTGCTGCCGGACGACTACCTGTTCTGGTCGGGCGACAACGGAATGCCCTTCTTCTGGCAGATCGAGTTGGCCAACAAGATGCAGGTCAACCCGTGGTTCAACCTGCCGGTGAAGCTCAACTCGGCGGGGCGCCAAGCGGTGCTCACCCAGATCCGTGACGGGGTGGACCCGGGGCTCGAGATCTACCTGGAGCGCGGCAACGAGCAGTGGCTGGGCCAGCACTTCGCGGTCCCAGTCTCGGGCCAGCCGGACGCCTACTTCCCCGGCACCAGCCTGGTCCCCGGGCCTTTCTCGTTCGAGTTCGCCAACGACGTCAGCCCGCACCCCACCGAGGCGGGCGCGGTGCAGCTGGGCCCCGGCGCGCTGGATCCGAACCCCTACACGGCGGCCTACATCGGCATGGGCATCCTGGCCCAGCAGATGTTCGACGACGTCAACGTGGTCTTCCAGGGGCAGCTGGACCGCGTGGTCCGGGTCGCCGGCTCGCAGTTCGCCAACGCCTTCGTCTCGGAGAAGGTGCTGGAGAACGCGCCGGACGCCGACGCCCTGGCGGTGGCTTTCTACGTCCCCGGGACCCCCGGGAGCACGAACTACGCGCCGTCGATCGCGGACATCTTCACCACGCTGCGGTCGGAGTTCCCCACCGTCCGCTCGCGGATTCAGGCCCAGAAGGCGGAGGCGGACTCCAAGGGGGTGCGCCTGGTCGCCTACGAGTGGGGCCAGCAGCTGATCTGCTCGCCGGCCGACCTCGTCAAGATGATGCAGGTCCAGGCTGACCCGCTGATGGAGGGCTTCATCGAGGACCTCTACCAGATTTGGCTGGAGGAGAACGGGACCGAGCTCGCGGTCTTCTTCCACAGCCACCAGAAGGGCACGACCGACGGCCAGTACGGCTTTCGCCGCTACCCCGGGCAGCCGCAGTCCGAGTGCCCCAAGGCGCGCGCGCTGGCGAGTATCGCCGAGGACCAGTCCAACGTGGGCTCCTCCGAGGCGGTGGCTCTGGCGGTCGACGCCGAGGCCTCGATCTCCAAGGACGTGGGCTTCAAGGGTCAGAAGCTCGTCACCCCCAAGGTCTGGAAGACCGTCATGGAGATCACGGTCTCCGGCGCGGACTACGTCGCCGGCGGGGACGCCTTCGGGATCTTCGGCGACGTGGCGCAGACCCAGGCGATCACTGGCGGGCTGGACAAGATCTGGGCCGCGGCGTGCTCGCGGCTGTTGGTCGAGCGCAACAACGATCCGTCCACCATCTACTTCGACGACCGCTTCGGGGGCCGCGTGGACTCCCTGTGCGGCCGGCGGACGCTGGACGGCCTGGGGAGCTGCTTCGACTACGGGAGCGAGTTCTCCGGCGACCTGGCGGGCTACGGGCTGGCCCTCGCGTCGAACCCTTACCAGCTGGGCTACTCGAGCCTCGAGGGCGGCTACGTCACGGCGAGCTCGAACGCTCGAGGCTGGGAGATCTACCAGCGCTTGGCGGACAGCCCGAAGTCTCAGCACCGGCTGGCCTCGGTCAAGATCACCGGGGGCTCGAGCGGCGCGGCCGTGGGGCTCGTGCAGCGCGTATCCGTGGATACCGCGGCGGCCGGCGCCGAAGTCCCGATCAGCGGCTACCAGTTCCTGGTGGTCTACAACGGCACCACGGCGGAGGCCCAGCTGCGGCGGGTCAACGCCAACGGGGACGAGTTCACCCTGGCCACGGCGACGGGTCTGGGGCTCTCGATCGGGACCGCGTTCACGATGGAGCTCGACGTATTCGACGCCTTCTCCACCGGCGAGGACGGCCCCGTGGCCCTGATAGCCAAGATCGACGGGTCCGAGCCCACCTGGGTCATCGAGGCCGCCGTGGCCAACCAAGTGCAGGCCTACACCGACGGCAACGGAGACGACGGGATCCTGGACTTCGGCAGCTTCCGCCTGACCTCCGGGCCTCGAGAGGGGCTGTTCGCGCGCCCGGTGCCCGGCTCCCCCAGCACGGTGGCGCTGCTGTCCTACACCCAGGGCGTGCTCCAGACCGGCGGAGGCCCGCCCCCGTCCGAGTCCGTGCCCTCGATCGCCTGGGAGGACGCCACCGCGGGCGCATCGGGGACGCTGACCGTCCCGGTTTCCTTCGAGGTCAAGTACAGCGACGGCCTGCCGCTGCTCCAGGCCCGGATGACCAGCGGGCGCCGGAGGGCCAGCGCCATCCAGCCCGTGGCGCCCCAGCGCTTCGCGTTCGCCGGCGTCGCCAGCCAGTCCGAGAAGGATGCGCTGGAGACCTTCTTCGACGAGCACGGTACGCAGGTCCCGTTCTCCTGGGATCCGACGGAGATCGCCGAGGGCTTTGAGACCGGCACCTACCGGCTCGTCCGGGGCTCCTGGCGGTTCGAGCGGCTCCGCAGCCGCGGCGCTGAGGCCTTCTACCGTGTGGAGTTCTCGCTGATGGAGGCGCTGACCGATGGCGCTTGATCTCGGCACGGCCGTCGAGCAGGCCAACCGGCTGGCCCAGGGCGACCCCTGGGGCTGGCTGATCTACCTGGAGTCCACCAACCCGGACAGCGGCGCCAAGGAGGCGCTCCGGCTCACCACGTTCAACCAGGCGGTGACCTTCGGGTCCGATGAGGTCTTGGGCGCGCTCACCTGGAGCCCGGCTCCGATCACCGTGGGGACCGTCCGGGACCAGTCCGACGGGTCGCTACCCAAGGTCCAGATCACCGTGGCCAACGTCCGGTCCGAGCTGATGGGCCTGCTGTTCGACCGCGAGTGGCTCGAGGGCGAGCGCGCCGAGCTAATCCTGGTCAACCTGGCGACCATCGACGACCCCGAAGCCGCCCTGCGGCTGCCCACCGAGATCGACGAGGTCGCCGCCGACGAGCGCGTGGTCTCGGTCACCCTCTCCTCGGACCAACTCTACGAGGTCACCGCCCCCCTGGTGGACGTGACCGAGGACGGCTGCCGCCACGCCTACGGCGGCGAGGTCTGCCAGTTCCCGATCGACGAGCTCGACCCGGGCCAGGCCATCCTGGGACCTTGCCTCAAGCGGGTCGTGGACTGCCGCGCGCGGCGGGATCTGGCGGTCGCCGAGGGCTACACACCCATCCTCTGGCCGCGTCGGTTCGGCGCCTACCCGGGGGCCTCGGCATGAACCACGCGGACCTGATCGGCGTGAAGTACACCGCCGGCGGCATGAGCCCCGAGGAGGGCTTCGACTGCCGCACCCTGGTCGCCTGGTGGCTGCGGGAGCGCCTCGGAGTGGACCTCCCACCGCATCCGTTCTGGGACCAGCTGGACCTGGAGACGGCCGACGGCTCGTTCGACGGGTTCACCGACCTGCGCGAGGTGCTCGAGGAAGTCCCCTGCGGCGACCTGGAGCGGCCGCAGCTGGGGTGGATCCTGGAGCTGCCCCGGATCGGCCGCGGGAAGCTGCGCCACCTGGCCGTGGCTGTCGAGGAGCGCCCGGGGCGCTACCTGTCCACGCGCCTGGGGTCCGGGGTCTTTGTGGCCGCGGCCCACAAGTTCGTCGCCCCGCTGCGGGTCTGGAGGGTTAAGCCGTGACCGAGCTGTGCCAGATCCACGTCCACCGGCTGACGGACTGGACCGATCCCGTGGGCTCGCGCGAGAGCCAGGACGTCGAGTTCTATGAGCGGTGCACGGCGCGCGGGGTCCTGGAAGACCTCGAGGTCGATCCCGAGGCCGCGACGGTCTGGGTGAACTCGGCCCTGTTGCCGGCCGGCGAGGACCGGAGGTTGGCGCCTGGGGATCACCTGACGTTCGCGGAACTGCCGGCCGAACCGTTTAGTGGCACACTTGTAGCGCAGGCCCTTACCGTCTCGAACGTCGCGGGCGCCATCTTCGCAGGCGCCGCGATCTTCGGCGTGAGCCGTGTGATCTCTGGCATCTACGGCGCCACGGAAGATCCGGTCGCCCAAGAGGACTTCTCCAGCCAGACCTACAGCTGGGGCGGCATCCGCACGGCGTACCAAGCCGCGGGCCTCAAACTCCCCCTGTGCATCGGAGACGTGCGCACCGGCGGCGTGGTGATCCAGCGGTCCGTCGAGGTCATCGAGACCGAGGGGAAGCCCAAGTCGATCCTATACCTCCTGATCGCGCTCTCCGGCGGCCCGGTCCGTTCGGTGGCGGGCTTCACCGAGGACCGAGACGACCTCCAAGCCGAAGACCTCACCGGGGTCTACATCAACGGCAACCCCGCATCCAACTACGAGGGGGTCACGGGGTTCGTGCGCCTCGGCACGATCGAGCAAGAGCCGGTCCCCGGGTTCGACCGGATCGAGGTGCTCGAGCAGGTGGATCTGCCCATCACGAACGAGGACCCCGCGGTCACGGACTGGAGCGAGGCCGCCACGTACGACCTCCTCTCGGAGGCCCAAGCCGCGCGCCTGACGCTGGAGTTCACCCAGGGGCTGTTCGAGGTGTCCCAAAGCACTGGCATCCAGAAGTCGAACAGCGTGCTCTTCGACATCCGGTACCGGACCCTGGACGCGCTGGGCAACACCACCTCGGACTGGCTGGAGGACCCGCGCAACCCGCTGATCGTCACCGCGGCCACCCAGCAGGCGTTCCAGCACCAGATCCCGGTCACCTTCGCCACGCCCGGCGTCTACACGCCTCCGACCACGGGGCAGTCGGTCGTCCTGGGCGGCACGGACACCCACCTGCGAGTCGCAACGCAGTCCATCAGCCTGACCGCGCCGTTCCAGCAGTGGGGCCCCAACACGGCGCCCGAGCAACTGACCTGCGCGGGGTGGCTGTTCATCCAGTCCGATCAAACCACCGCCGGCAACCTCTTCGTCGGCTGGAGCCTGGGCGACCCGGACAACACGCTGGCCTCTCTGGCGGGCTTCCATGTCCGCTCGGTCGAGTCCGGCGCCGATGCGCGGATCCTCGCCGAGTTCGGCAACACGGGCTCCCGGCAGATCTTGGGGGGTAACCTCCAAGAAGCCGGCATCGTTCCGAGCTCCAAGTGGGCGCACTTCGCGTTCACCTACCAGCGCGACGCCCAAGCCGGCGGTATCAACCGAGCCCGGCTGTACGTCAACGGCGCCCTCGTCGATGAGTTGCTCACGGTCACCGAGGTTCAGTTCCCCTCGGGCCTCACGCCGCGATTCCGGGTCGGCACGGTGGATGGCAAGCTCACCGAGGCCAACGAGCAGAGCCGGTGGGACGACCTGGCGCTCTGGGAGCGGGAGTTGACTCCTGCTGAGATCTCCCAGTTGTGGAGCGGCGGGCTCGCTCAGGCGGTGTCCAGTGGTTCGCCCGGGCTCGCCGCGCTCTGGCGCTTCAACGGCGACCTCACGGACGAGACTGGCAACGGGAATACGCTCGAGAACGCGGGCCCCGGAGCCGCGCCCAGCTACTCGTCGGGCGTCACGGCGCTCGGGCAGGACCCGACGCCCCAAGACGCCTCCCGCTACCGCATCGAGATCCAGCGCCGCTCGACCCCATCGGATGACCCGCTGATCCGCGACGAGGTCCGCTGGGAGAACGTCGTGGGCATCACCTACGACGAGTTGGCCTACCCCGAAACCGCGCTGCTGGGCCTGCACATCGACGCCAGCGAGCAGCTCTCCGGGGGTCAGCCCACGGTCCTGACGGACGTCGAGGGCCGCCCTGGGCTGCGCTACGACACGGGCTCTGGCAGCTGGATCGAGGACTTCTCCGCCCGCCGAAACCCCGCCTGGGCGCTCGCGCGCTACCTGACGGATCGGCGCTTCGCCCTGGGCCGCTTCTTCGACTCGTCCGACCTCAACGGCCCCTCTTTCGCCGAGTGGGCGGACTACTGCGACGAGCTTCTCCGAGACCAGCGGGGGCGCGCGGACGTGGCCAGCGTGGCGGCGATCACGTACGAGTCCGCCGAGACCTTGGAGATCCGGTTCAACGCCCAACCGCCAAGCCACTGGGTCACGGGGACCCGGCTTCGGATCGTTGAGTTGTCCGGCGTCACCGGCGCGACGGTCTCCCAGGTTGTGCTGCTCTCGAACCTGACCTCCAACCTCGCCGCGGCCGCGCTGATCATCCCGGTCTACCAGGACAGTTCGACCGCCGAGTGGGTGGCGCTGTTCTCCTGGACGGACACCCTGGGCGCCAACTGGTCCGCGGTGAACTCCGACGGCCCCTACGACGCCGAGGCGGACGGGGCCACCGTGAAGCTCGAGGGCGTCGAGGAGCGGCACCAGATCGACATGGTCCTGGACGGCCGCGGCGTGAAAGGCTGGGACGGCGCACTCCAGATCGGAAAGGTCGGGCGCGGGACGCCGGTTCGGATCGGCTCTAAGGTCCGCGCCAAGGTCTCCCGGCCCCGGAGCCCGAGCCAGCTGTTCAACGCGGACTCGATCGTCCAGGGCTCGTTCAAGCTGCGCCGGGTCCCCACGGCCCAGACCTTCAACCGGGCGGTCGGCGAGATCCTCGACCGGACCAAGAACTGGGAGCGCAACCCGATCCCGGTCGACCATCCCGAGCTGGACAACGACCCCACCGGGGACGTGCGGGTCCGGGCCACCACGATCGAGCTGCGGGGGGTCACCCGGCCCTCGGCGGCCCGTCGGGAGCTGACGTTCCTGCTCAACGCCTGGAAGCTCCTGCGGCTGTTCTGCGAGTTCGAGGCCTTCCACGACGCGGTCACCGTCGAGTCCGGCGACGTGGTCCTGGTCGAGCACCCGATGCCGCAGTTCGGCTTCGGCGGCATCGTCCAGGCGGACGCGAGCGGCACCGGCGGGACCACCATCGACAAGCCGATCACGCTGGCCTCGGGCGAGACCTACGAGATCGTCGTCAAGGACCAGCAGAGCAACCAGCTGGCCTTCGCCGCGGTCACGGCGCCGGCCGGGGACTACACCGCCGGCACCGCGATCGGGCACGGGGCTCTGACGGTCCAGGGCTCCACGGACACCTACCAGCCGCGCGCGGGCGACCTGTGGGCCATTGGGCGCCTGGAGAAGGCGGTCCGCCAGTTCGAGGTGCTGGAGATCAGCGTGGACCCCCAGACCTTCAACCGTCGGATCCAGTGCTTGGAGTACGACGCGGGGGTCTACGCCGAGGGCACGTTCCCGGACGCGCCCGAGGACCCGGGCACCGAGCTGTCCGCGCCCCCGCTCGACGGCGCCCAGGCCCCGGAGATCCAGGCTCTGACGGTCACGGACTCGACCTCGGTCGGCCCCGGCGGCACGGTCGTCCCCAGCGTGTCGGTCTCCTGGAAGTACCCAAGCGGGTCGATCCTGGACTCCGGCCGGGTCGAGATCTGGGCGCGGGGAATCGAAGACCGGCAGAACGCGACTCCCGTGCTGCTCCAGGTGGCCCCCACCGAGGCCAGCTCGACCATCGTCGCGAGCCCGTACCTGGAGCCCGGGGAGGCCTACGAGTTCATCGTGCGCCCGGTCAGTTCCACCGGCGAGCGCTCTCCCCTGCGCCTGGCGCGGCGCGCGCGGATCACCTTCGGCGGACAGGTCCCCTCCCCTCCGGCCCCCGGCTCCCTGGCGGTCCGCCCCCAGGCGGACGAGGTGGTCTACGCGGTCGGCGGGGACCGCTCGAGCTCGAACGTCGAGATCCGGCGCGGCCGCGGGTGGTTGATGGCGGACATCGTCGCGGTGGTCTCGGGCGGAACCGAGGAGAGCCAGCCCACCCGGAACTTCGTCCTGGCCCCCACGTCGGCGGGTGGCAAGGCCGAGCCCACGCTGCGCGCGCGCTACCTATACGGCCGCGGCGCGGTCTCCCAGGAGGTCTCGGTCGCCCCGGCGGTCGGCGCTGACCTGGGCTTCGACACGGCCCTGGTGTCCGTCAGCGTCGAGGACCAGGGCTCCGACTTCCTCACCGGCGCCGCCGCGGTCTCCGGCCTCGAGGTCGGCTCCGACGACGGGGAGCCCATCCTGCGCTTCCCTGACGCCACCAGCGGGGCCGCGACCGGCACCTACACCTCCCAGGTGTTCGACGCCGGTGAAGTCCGCACGATGCACGTCTCGGCCTCCCTGGACGCCCTTCAGCTTCACCCGCTGGCCTTTGGGCGCTGGCCGGTGCTGCTGGGCTCGCGGCGCGGAGCGAACTGGGACGCCTATGAGGGCCCCTTGGACCCGGCGGACCCCTACTACGGCGTCATCACCCGGCAGACCGAGATCCGGTTCTCGGATACCGCCGACCCGACGGGGGCCACCTGGCGGCCTTACCGGCCGGGCCAGTACCGCCTGCGGAGCTTCCAGCTGCGATACACCTTCACCCGCCCCGCGGGCTTCAACGGTCTGGACTTCAACTTCAAGGCCGACCGCCTGGCGGTCCAGGCCAACCCGGTCACCCCGGGGGAGCTGCCTGACGTGATCGACGGGGGCACCTTCTGATGGGCGTCGAACGCATCGTCATCCGCCGCGGCGTCGAAGCGGACCGCGGGAGCTTCACCCCCGAAGAGGGGGAGCTGCTCGTCACCACGGACCGCAGCGAGTTGTTCGTGGGCGACGGCTCGACGGCCGGCGGCGTCAAGCTGGGGCCGATCCCGTCGGCGCCGGCCCCGCGCGCGCCCTGGTACTACTACGCCAGCTGCCAGTCCACGGTGGCGACCACCGCGGCGGTCAGCCCGAACGCGGCGATCTACCAGCCCTGGTACGTCTCCAGCAAGATCAGCCTGGACCGCATCGGGGTCTACTGCACCAGCGCCGGCACGGCCTCCCACAAGGTGCGCGTCGGACTCTACGACACGGCGCCGGACGGCCAGGTTCCCCAAGACCTGATCGTCAACTCCGGCGAGTTGATCTGCAACACGACCGGCCGCATCCAAGCGACCATCGCGGTCACACTGGAGCCGGGGCTGTACTGGACCTGCATCCTGGGCAACAACGCCACGCCGGCGTTCTCGGCCCAGAACTTCCTGGGCACGATCCCTCAGCTCGGCAACGCGGCGGGGACCGTCACGTTCCCCAACACCTACTTCCAGGTTGCGCTCTACGCATCCGGCCTCCCCTCACGCGCGGCCGTCCTGAGCAGTCTGGCGGCCAACGCACCCCTGGTGGAGATGAGGGCGGCATGAGCAGTCCCCGCAACGTCACCCAGCAGGTCCAGCTGCCCGGCGGAGGAACCGCGGCGCTGACGGTCCAGATCGGGGTCCCGAACAACCCGCCCGCCGAGGGGGAGTTCGCCGACGAGTCGATCACGCTCGAGCAAGCCAAGGCGGTCCTGGTCGGGCGGATCCGTCTGCGCGCGAAGGAGCTGCTCGAGCCCACCGACTGGATGGCGTCGAGGTTCGCGGACACGCTCGCCAAGCCGGTCCCGACCAACCTCCAGGCGGCCCGCGGCAACGTGCGCGCGGTGTCGAACCAACTGGAGGCCCAGATCGCCGCGGCGACGACCAAGGCCGAGGTGGCCGCCATCCAGTGGCACGCCGCCCTCAACGGCGCGGAGACCATCCTCGCCGAGCAGTCCGGTCAGCCGATCACCGGCGAGACCCAGATCCCCGAAGACGCATGACCGAACGCGACCGAACCATGCGGACCACCCCGGGCAAGTCCCCCTGGTGGCGCCGCGGCAAGCGCAAGAATCGCGGCCAGCAGCCCGAGGACGAAGAGCGTCAGGGCTACTCGAACCGTTCCATGAAAACCCCCAACTCCAAGACCCGACATGGCACAAGACAACGGCGACCCGGTAATCGCTGAAGGCAGCACCGGACATCAAGCTTTGGCGTCCGTCAACGCCAGCATGGCCGCAGCGCGCGCGAACCACTCCGGCAGCACGGAGCCCCTGAACCCTGTGGCTTACCAGTGGTGGCTGGACACCGACGCCGACGGGCTGAAGGTGCTGAAGCAGCGCGACGCTGCCAACACCGACTGGAACTGGATCTATCCGGTCGAGTCCGGCGCGGGCGCCCCTCTGAACATCGGATACCAGCTTTCCGGTGACAGCGACTACAACATGCCGACGCTGGTGGCTGGTGGAAGCGAGAAGGCCCAGCAAGTGCAGGTCTTCGAGATGACGGCCCAGACGGCTGACCGCACGATCACGCTGCGCGTGTCGGAAGATTCGCTCTACGGCCGCATCCTGATCTTCCGGCCCCACTGGGATGAAGCCGACTACGACGTGATCGTGACCGGGGGAGCTTCGGACAGCATCGCTGGCCAGCCCACTGGCGGATTCCGTCTGGCGCCTGGCGACGTGATCGAGCTGTATGCGTTCGGCGAGAGCCCGACGTGGAACGTGGTGCGCCTGCTGTCGAGCGGCGTCTACACCGTGACCGGCGCTGTCACGTTGAACCGCCACCAGCGCCGCGTCTTCGCCGACGCGACCGGCGGCGCGTTCTCGGTCACGCTGCCCGACCCCGCGACCGTGAAGGGCGTGGAGTTCGTGGTTAAGAAGACCGATGCCGGCGGCAACGCCGTGACGCTGGCCTCCTACAACATCGACGGGGCCTCGCGCTCCCTGGCCAGCCAGTACGACTCCGAGCGCTTCATGTCCGACGGAACCGCCTACTTCCGCGTCTGATCCGCCATTCGCGAACAGCGAACGAGCTGCCCCGCCGTGGACTCTGCGGCGCGTGGAAGGCTGCGGGGCCAGGAGTGGCGCCGCACCGCGGGGAGCAGCTCTAGGGGTCCGCATCTGCCGAGCGTGCGGACCCCGCCTACACCGACGAGCCCTGGAGGGGTGGCGCGTCGGCTTCGACACCACCACCACCCCGGTCCCCTGACCACCCCTCCGATGCGAAACGCCATCCTCGCAAGCGTCGCGGCCTTGAGCCTTCTGGCCGGCTGCGAATCTACGCCCGCCCCGCCGGATCCCGAGCTGCAGACCCTGCAGGAGCAGTTCGACGAGCTGTTTGCCCAGGTTGACACGCTGGAAGAGATCAAGGTTCTCAGCCCAGCAGAGGCAGAATCCTACGCCAAGCTGCTGGCGGAGCTTCAGGCCCAGATCGCTGCGCGTGAAGCCGAACTCGCCCCCGATCCCGGCGTGACCCCTGAGCAGGAGGTCGCAGCTGGGGCCCTCGGAACGCTGGCCGGCGGCCCGGTCGGCGGGGCCATCGCGGTCGCCGGCGCCCAACTGCTCGGCCTGCTGTCCACCCGGCGAGGGCGAGCGCACCTCGCCAGGTCCGCGCAGAACGCCGCCAAACTCAAAGCCCTGGAGGCCCTGCGAGACTTCCTGAAGGCCGCAGGCTTCCACCACTCGACCGCCACCACCGAGAAGGTCTACGAGGCTGAAGCGACCGGCGAAGATCCGGTGATCGCGGTCAAGCAGGCCAAGGCCCCCAGCGACGCGCCCGCGGCGTCGAAGGCTTGAGCGTGCACCATGCCCCGCTCCACTAAGGGCCGAGTCAAAAAGGGAAAGGCCGCATCAAGTAAGCGCCCGAACCGCCAGCCTGCTTCTCTCTCGAAGTACCTGGCGCAGACCAGCAAGCGCAAAGGCAAGTCCAACGCGCTCGAACGCGCGGAGGTCAACGACGACATCAGGGCCTTCCTCGAGGCCAAACTGGCCGGCGAGACCGACATCTCGCTGGCGCAGTACTGGGAGGAGCACCTCAAGCCGCACTACGACCTTCCCCAGAGGAACGTCACCAGCCTTCAAAACCACGTCCGAACGAACTTCGGAGAGTTGTGGAGGAAGTGCAAGTGAGCCGCCGCAGATCGAAGAAGGGGACCAAGAAGGCCTCCAAGAAGCAGGGAGCCTCCGCGTTCAAGGAGTTTTCCGAGCGCAAGGAGGGCGAGGCTCAGGAGGAGATGGCCGCCGAGCTCGACTTTCTGCGCCGGCGAAACAAGGCCCTCGAGCGGAAGGTCTCCAGCCAGGAGGCCGCGGTCCGCCTGATCATCCAGGAGGTCCGCGAGTCGCTCGAGGACCAGGCCGCGCCCCGCGTCCCGACCCCTCCGAAGCGCGCGGCCAAGGACCGCCGCGAGGTCGCGGTGCTGCTGTACTCGGACCTGCAAGCCGGCGCCCTGGGCACCGGACCGCGGGAGACTGATCGGTTCAGCGTCGCTCGCCTGCGCGAGATGGTCCTAGGGCCCCTCCTGGAAAAGACCCTGGCCACGGTGGACAACCGGCGCAAGGACGCCGAGGTAGAGACGCTTCAGCTCTGGTCCCTCGGCGACCTGGTCGACGGCTCGGGGATGCGCTCGAACCACGCCTGGGAGGTCGAAGAGGACGTACTCGCCCAGTCCATGCACACCGTGCCGGACCTCTCCAGGGACTTCACCCTTGGGTTGCTTCGCGGCTTCCAGCGGATCGAGGTCACGGCCGTCTCCGGCAACCACGGCCGCAGCGGGCCCAAGAAGGCGGACCCGAATCCCGCCCGGGTCAACTGGGACACCGTCGCCGCCCTCACCTGGCAGGAGAAGATGCGCGGGCTCGCCGACGACCGGGTCACTTTCAACGTCGAGCAAGACGAGCGGGTCGTGATTGTCGAGCTTGGCCAGCGCAAGGCCCTCCTCTGCCACGGAGACAACCTCGCCGCCGGCGGTGGCGGGCTCATGGGGATTCCGATGTACGGGATCACGCGCGGGCTCTACAAGCTGTTCGGATCCAACATCTACGGGCCGGTCGACTACGTCGCGTTCGGCCACTTCCACCAGACCATGCAGGGCGCGCTCGGCGACGTGATCTGGTGGAGCAACGGCAGCCCGCAGCGCGGCAACCGCTTCGCTCGCGAGATCGTCAAGTCCGACTGCCGCCCGAGCCAACGGCTCTTGTTCTTTGACGCGGAGACGGGGGACCTCCGATCTGACCACATCCTGTTTCTCGACGACTGAGGCGCCACTTGATCGCGAATCTCCAACCGCTCACCAAGGACACCTGGTGGGTCTACCTGCTTGGCCTGCTGATCTCCACCGGCGGCGGCAAGCTGATCTGGGCCGGCGTCAAGAGCCTCAAGGCCAAGCTCCGCGTGCGCCGCTTCCATGCGGGCATCGAGGCCACGGCGAAGGTCTACCACGCGCTCAACGACCTGGTCGCGCGCACCGGCGCCTCGCGCGCGATCATCCTGCGCGCGGAGAACGGCGGAGGCATCCCCACCCCAGGGCGCAGCCTCTACACCACGATCATCCAGGAGGCCTACTCGAGCCGGTCGAGCTCGATCCGGGACAGTTGGTATCGGCGACGTGCGGACGGCCCCTACGTCGACCTCCTGCGGCAGATCATCGAACGCGGTGAGGTTGCCTTGCGGCTTGATGCGATGGACGTGGGCGAGCTGCGGGACCTCTACGAGGCCAACGACGTGAAGCGGTCCCAGGTCCACATGCTGGGCTCCAACGGACACTTCATGGCCTACCTGTCAGTCAACTTCAAAGAGGACGCGGAGCTGACCGCCAAGCAGCGGGTGGCTATCGCGGAGGCCGCCTCCTACCTGCGCGCGGTCCTGGCGAAGCATGAGGAGGTCTTTCAAGTGCGGGGGGATCTGGAGGTGGATTAGAGCCCCTCGATCTCACGCTGGAAGCACTCCAGCACGCCGAACTGCCGCGCCATGCGGCGGACGTGGGATCGCTCGATCGAAGGGTCGCGGCGCTTGCCGTGTCCGCCCAACGGAAGCCTGCGAAAGGCTGGTTTCTTGCCTGGCGGATAAATCCGGGAGTGTGTAGTTGTTGAAACCCGGGGGTGAGTGGGGCGGGCCTAACCGACCAGAGACCTATCCTGTTCGCCAATTGTTAGGGGGCTTCGGGCGGGCTATGCTGTTTGCGCGATCCAGATGCACCCCTCCCGCGATGCGCCTACCCCATGCACGCGAGGTCGCTGACTATCTCTTGCAGCTCGCAGCTCAGGAGGAAGGCACGACCCCTCGCACGAACCTAGAGCTTCAAAAGCACCTGTACTACGTGCAGGGCTGGGCCATCGCACGCCTAGGCCGACCGATGTTCCATGAGGACATAGAGGCATGGCACTACGGCCCGGTAGTGCCAAAGGTCTATCGGGCGGTGTGCGAGTATGAGGCGCACCCGATACCAACCCCAGCCGAAGACCCGTACTTGGTCGCCGAGGACCGGTGCTTCATCGCAAGCGTCTGGGAGGACTACAAGGGGTTCACTGCTTCTGAGCTGGCACGCCTAACGCATGAGGAAGAGCCCTGGGCCAACGCCTGGGAAGGCCAACCTCACGGGGCGACCTCGAAGATCAAGATCCGCAAGCATGAGCTTGCGAGCTTCTTTGAGTCGCAGATGCCGAGTTCTCAGGATAGGGGCGATCTCCTGGGCGCTACCGACAAAGAGGCTTCTGAGTGAATACTGGCCTACCCCTCGGCGCGGCTACTGGACCCTATCCGACTCCTGAACGCCCAGTTACACACTATGAAGTCACCTAGATAAGCCAGCCGGATGGCCGTAAGTGGGGGTGGCTTAGAGGTTTAGCGGCCCGCCACCCCCACTCCGGCACCTTGCCCCCGTGGTGGAACTGGTAGACACACCTCCTTTGCAAGGAGGCGCCTTGTCCGGGCATGCGAGTTCGCCGGGGGCACTTTCCACCTAGCAAGACCCGAGGGCCTACCAGGTCCCGAGGGCGCATTTAAGATATCGGATGATCCTGGCCTGTCCAGGCCTCCATTCCACAATGGAGTGACAATGGGAGACTCGGAGAGCAAGCGGGGGCCCAAGGGCCGCAAGACCGGCCCCGAGCTGGAACGCCTCAAGATCGAGGAGGAGAACGCAGCCGCGGCCCTGGACCGCCTGCTGGGGCTAGAGGAGCAGCCCGAGGGAGAGGGCGACGAGGACGAGGAGAGCGAGCCCCAGGACCGGGAGCGGCGGGGCTAGGACTCCCCTTTCTCGCTGCCCGGGGGCGGCGTCCCTCGAACCTTGAGCTTGTGGGACCAGTCGTAGGTGTCGTTCCAGGTCCGAACAACATGGCCGCAGACTTCGCACTTGAACTGGCCCCGCTCCGCAACTTTCCGACGTGAAGCCCATTGCGGCCTATGAGCCCCGACCGCCGCGCTCGTAGGCGCTGACGGCAGCCTTGCCCCTTCCAATAGCCGCCCCGAGTTCCGCCTGACTCTTCCGCGCAAGCCTCCGAGCAAATCGGAGGCGTTCCCCCTGCGCGCGCTGGGCATCCTTCAGCGACGGCGCGCTTTCGGCGTCGGAGGGCATAGCCTCCAGTGTGGGGATGGCGGGAAGCATGGGGCTAGTGGGAACGCTGAATAGTAGGGGCCCCGCAGTCCCACTGCGGCGACCGTTTGGCTTTTTTGACTTTCCGCGCACCCCAGGAGACTCCAGCCGCCTTAGGTTGGCGCCCGAAGGAGGCACCAGCCCATGACCACCCAAGCTCAAGGCCGCGTCACGCGGCTCCCCAAGCGCAAACCGCGCGCATGGATCACCCCGGCGGACGCCGCGGACTACCTAAACCGAGGTCGCAGCACCATTTATCGGTACTGCGAGGAGGGCCACCTGGCCCACTGGCGCGAGCCGGGATCCCGCCAGCTGAAGATCTGCGCCAAGTCTGTGGAGGACTACGGCCGCAAGATCGACGGGCACGAGCTGCCCTCGAACGAAGGCGAGGCAGCCTGATGGCGGGTCGGAGGGGCCTGTCGGACAGCGGCCTGCGCCGCCTGGTGAGGGTCATGGCCGAGGAGGTCGGCCAGGCCCAGGACTACCCGCTGCGGCGGCTGATGGAGGAGTACCTGGAGGCGCAGTCCGTCGAGGTCGCGCCCGAGCACTCCAAGCAGACCCGCAACCGGCTCGACACGCTGATCACCTGGGTCGAGGACCGCTGCAGCGCGGAGGGCCTGGTACCTGGCACGCGCGTTGTTCTGAGGAGCCGCGCGGACCTGGTCTACCTGCGCGCGGTGCTCGACTCCGCCGAGGAGATCTTGGACGGCGGGCCGCTTGAGATCGAAGGGGGTGGCGACGGTGAGTAACCCCAAACCCCATCGCTGCTGGTCGTGCCGAGACGAGTTCTCGCCGAACCTGCTGGACACCTACGTCGGGCTGGCGCACCTGGCCGAACGTCCGGTGAAGCTCTGCGCGCCCTGCGCGTTCGAGCACCTGCGAAGCGAGCGTCTGCCCGAAGAGTACGCCGGGCCGAAGGCTGCCGTGCAGCTCGTCGAGTCCGCGTTCGCCAACGCCCAGTCCGGCAAGGACGCTGAGGCGGCTGCCTGGGCGCGTCGACGGATGCAGAACCCGCGGCTTCGCAAGGTCACGCTGGACGTTCTGCGGAACGCCCGTTGGGAGCGAGGGGGTGCGGCGTGAAGCACATCTGGAGCACTTCCAAGACCCTCTGGGACGCAGCCAACATCTGCCCATCTCGCAAGGCCGCGCTTGACGCCGCCGCCAAGGCGGTGCCCGGCGAGTCGGTCTACATCGGCCAGGTCCGATCGGAGCGCCCTGACGCGCGCGAGGTCGCCGAGATGATCTTGCCCGGCCTGCTGCGGGTGATCTGCGAACGCACGATCATCCCGGGGGCCGACGAGCGGATCGAGAACGTCTCCGGTGACACCTCGGCCTTCCAGCGGCGCTTGTCCGACTTCCTGATCGGCGACTTCAACCGGCCCGAGTGGGACGTGGAGTTGTCGGGCGTCTGCGACGTCAAGAAGTACACGCCGATCATGGAGGGCGAGGCGGACGGCGACGACGACGACGACGACGACGGCGAAGGGTCGTCCGCCGCGTGAACTTCCCGTCCCCCACCGCCTCCTGCTTCGGCTGCGAACGCCTCGTCAGCGCCGGGCTCCTCGAGCCTGTTCGCGCTGGCGAGGCGGGCCCGGAGTGGCGCATGTGCCTGGCGTGCCTGGTCACGCTCCAGCGGCGCAGCTCCGTGCCGTCCGCGTACTCGCTGCCGATTCAGCGCCTGGCATCCCGCACGCTCTCTGAGCCCTGCCAGACCTCCCAAGACGCTCAGTGTCGCACGTTGGGGCGCTTGGTCGTCCGGGAGGCGGCGAAGGCCATGGGGGCGATCTCAGGCGGCGAGGTGGCGCGGTGAGGGCTCGGACGACCCACAGCAGCGGAGCGTGGCAGGCGATCGTGCGCCGCGCGTGCATGGCCGCCGGCGTCAAGCGCGAGGCTGCTCGCGTGGTCGCCCAGGTCGAGCTGATCTACCGCGGGAGCCTCGAGGTCAACGCCGGGGCCGGTCGGCTCGCGGACTACGTGGGCGTCTCTGAGCGCACCGTTCGGCGCGCCGCCGAGGTCGCTTGCGAGGTGGGCTTCTGGACGCCTCTGCACTCCAAGGGGCAGCGCCTCCACCTGCGCTTCGCTGCCACCGAAGCCCTGCTCGAAGGGCAACCCGGAGCCATCTGGGCCGAGGGCTTGAGCGAGTACCCGGAGCAGACCCCGGACATGGTGACCGGGGTGGACCCCGGACACGGTGACCGGGGTGCGGGGGTACGTCGGTCAGGGTGTCCTACCCACCCCGGACACGGTGACCGGAGTACCCCGGACACGGTGACCTACCCCACCCCGGACACGGTGACCTACCCCCCTCCTGACCCCGGACACGGTGACCGGGGGGGGTCGGACACGGTGACCGGGGGGTCCGGACACGGTGACCGGACAGCAGAAGCAAGCAGTATCAGAAAGCAGCAGCAACAACAGCATCCCCAGCCCGCTGCAAGCTCCTCGGTGCCTGGCTCGGCCCGAGGTCCCGGTGCTGCTGCTGCTGCTGCCGGGGCTCCGCCGGAGGAGCTTGGCCGAGACCCGATCGGCGAGCTGACGCGATCCGCGCTGGCCGCGGTTGGCGTCGAGCCCGACTCGGCGTTCGGCGGCGAGCTGCTCGATGCGCTGGTCGGCTTGGAGCCGTCCGGCATCCAGCGGGTCCTCGAGCGGGCCCGCAGCCAGGCGAACCCGGGTGGCGCGCTGCGGTCCGCGTTGGCCGGCGGGTACCTGGCCGACTGGGCAGCCGAGCCCACAGCGAGCGACGGCCGACCGGACCTGCACGCCGAACCCGCGCAGCCCCGGACCGGAGCCTGGGACTTCGAGCTCGAGGACCTGGCTCTGTGGTTTGCCCGACCGTCCGGCGACCCGCGGTTCGAGAGCGCACGCCGAACCGCCGAGTCCCGAGCCCGTTTGAGCGCTTGGGGCTCCGTCGAGGGCGTGCTTGAAGCCCAGGCCGCCCAGATCGCCGCGCTGCCCCCGCACGTCGCCCCGAAGGTCCGAGCGGCCTGGGGCCTTGACGGATGGCGCGAGTGGGCGCGAGAGCGCACCGGTGAGCCCGAACAGACCACGGAGCCCGAGCCCGCCTACATGCAGGTGCTGCGCACGGGCCTCGCTTCCTGACCCCGACTCCAAACCCCCGCACCATGCAACCCGTTTCGATGAACCACCGCGGCTATCCGTCGCGACACGCCAAGACCGTCTCGTTGCCGCGCAAGTGGCACTCCGAACGGCACCGACGATGCTTCGAGTCTGCTTGGCAGGCCCTCAACGAGAAACCGGGGGCGATCGTCGCCCTACTGGGTCCGCGAGGCCATGGGAAGACGGTCCTTGCCGGCATTCTCGCCGATCGCTGGAGCCGCCAGAACGGTAGCGCGCTCTGGCAGTACTCGGTGCTCGGGCTTCTGCTCGACGAGGAGAAGCACCGCATCCGGCACAAGCTGCCGGATCGTCCGATCGACGACGCGAGATCCCAACCGCTGCTCATCCTGGACGAGATCCAAGGCCGGATGCACTCCGACTGGGAAGATCAAACCTACGGCGCATTGGTCGCCGGGCGCTCGGACGAGCTTCGACCGACAATCGTTGTTGGCTGCATCGACAGCCAGCAAATCATTGACTACTCGCACGCCGTAGCCTCGCGGATGCAAGACGTGGGCTTGATCGTCGAGTGCAACTGGGGCGACCTTCGAGCCCTTGGGGGTCTGGCATGACCCCCGACCAAGCAAGCTGGCTCGTGGCGATCGGCGGCGGTGGATCCGCGGCGTTCGCGTTCGTCGTCTGGGTCGAGGCTGTGGAGGCGCTGCTGCTCAAGGAGCGCAGCCGCTTCAAGCTCTCGCGCTCGGACTTCTTCCTGCTGTGGGGTCTGCTCGGCGCTCTGTTCGCTGGGCTCTGCTTTGGGGGTGCCGCTTGACCGCCCACCCGCCCGCCCCCCAGGGGGCGCCCGACCGCGGCAAGCTCAAGCGGTATGACCTCGAAGCCTGGTACGACTGGGAAACGAGCGCGTGCGGCATCGACGAAACAGAGCACCCTGAAGGCGACTGGGTCCGCTATGCCGAACTGTGCGCCGAGCGCGAGGCCGAGCAGTCCGAGCTGGAGCGGTTGCGCGAAGCCCTGCTGCCCTTTGTTCTTTACTTCGAGCACGCATTCGACCAAGCGCGCAGGCAGCATTTCAACTTCCCCGATCCTGTGGGTGACGGCCTTGTGGTGACGCAGGCGGAAGTTTCGCGGGCAAGGGATCTGCTGTCGAAGCCCCAATCCCAGGACGCCCCCACGGGCGAGGAGCCCAGCCAATGAACACCTGGCCCGGAGGACAGCGCCGTGCGCTGACTCAAGACGAGCACGCTTCTTGGAACGCAGGCCGCTATCCCGGCACGCGCCAACTGTGCGCCGAGTGCGGCGAGCCCACGGGGCGCTGCGAGGAAGACGCCCTGTACCTCGGGGCTTGCGACGAGATCGGCCCGCTGTGCGAGCCGTGCTGGGAGGCCAGCGAAGGCCAGGAGGGCGACCGTGGCTGACCAACTGACCGACGCCGAGTTGATCGAAGATGGGAAAGCGCCGGAGCACGCCCCTTGCGACTGCATCGAATGGAACGGCCAGAACTCTTATGTCGCTCGCTGCCGCGAAGGCTGCACGGAAGCCCGTTACTCCGCAGCCTCGGATTAC